CGCGCCATACAAGTCCGCACCACGCAAGTTCGCGCCATACAAGTCTGCACCACGCAAGTTCGCGCCACGCAAGTTCGCGCCATGCAAGTCCGCGCCATGCAAGTTCGCGCCATACAAGTTCGCGCCATGCAAGTTCGCACCACACAAGTCCGCGCCATACAAGTCTGCACCACGCAAGTCCGCGCCATACAAGTTCGCGCCATACAAGTTCGCGCCATGCAAGTTCGCACCACACAAGTCCGCGCCATACAAGTCTGCACCACACAAGTCCGCGCCATACAAGTCCGCGCTATACAAGTCCGCGCCATACAAGTTCGCGCCTGCTTTAATCGCAGCTTTCACAGCAAGTCCGAGTTTAGTTGTTGTGTTAAGGTTCATGCCACACTTGATTTCAACTTCAACTTGTGACTGCATCGAGAAGCGATTTTTGATCTGGAATTTCATGTTAGTTCTCCTCCTAGAGAAAGGTTGTGTTTACAGGCAGGCCAGAAATGCCATGACGCCAAGGAATGCGGCGAGCACGGCGAACTCGATTATTACTACGCACTTCATGATTTTTTTATCTCCCACCAGCCGTTAAAGCGATCGTCGCAGATTTCCCCGGCAATGTAGCCCTGCGCCAACATGCCGGTTACGTGCTTCGTGTGTTGCTCGAACGCATCGGTTAAGTCTTCAGGTAACTTTCCTTCATGCGTCCATATTCGCAGGATAAGTTCTGCCCGCTCTCCTGATTTATTTTTCTTTGCCATGTCTGTCTCCTCCTTAATCCAACAGGTCCACGATTTCGCCGAAAGGCGTATTGCTTTGGAACCGGCCATAGCGGACCCAGATCACCGGTTGCAAAGGCTCCTCTCCGAAGTCGTAGCATTCGAGATCGGTGAGGTATACGATACACGAGGCGTCGGGTGCATTCTTAGCCACCCAATCGAGCGCCGGTCGGAATGCCGTCCCGCCGCCGCCGTAAGTCCTGAGTTCTATCTGGTCCCCTTTCTGATACTCCGCGACGTGCTGCACGGAACAATCGCAATCAATCTGGGTGATCTTCTGAATGATCCCCTCGTCGAGCATGGATTGCAGCTCGGACGCAAACTTGGCCTGTGCCAACGTCCCGCAGGAACCGGAAGTGTCCCGGCAGATTGCTACATGATTGACCCCGTCCGCAACCGCGCCGGGGAAGATGTAGCCATGCGCCAGCATTCGTTTGTTGGGCCGGGAGAACGACGATATCGTTTCAACCCGGTCGTTAATGAACCGACGAAGCTGTTCCCGCCAGTCCAGTTGCGGCCTGTTGAGTTCCTTCAGCACGTCGCTAAGTCCAGCAGGGACGTTTCCGCAAGCTGCCACGTTCGCGGCCTGCCTCACCCGTTGCTCCCACAAGGCTTCCTGTTCGCCTGTCTCGGCCCCGGATACCGAAGCATCCATGACACCCCCGCAACCGCCCGGATCGGGGCAGGCTTGTTCCCCACCCCCTTGCCCGCTCGTTGTTTGGCCCTTTCCCGGCCTTCCGGAGCCTTCTGGAGCGCCGGAACCATCTTGGCCGCTGTCCGGGCCTTCCTCACCGCCTCCCCCCACTCCAGTGCCTTCTGTGTCGCTTTCGGAAGGATCATCATTTGAGGAGGATTCGTCCGCGAAAGTCCCGTCACCGTCCTCCTCGCTTTTTTCGGGCTCGCCAGTCTTATCTTGGTCCTGCTCGCTGCAAAGTATCGTGTAAATTTGCTCCGCACTCATGCCCTTGTATTTGGGGTCGATCAGGATACCGTCGGGCAACTCGAACTTTGCGTCGATCAGGATTGGATTTATGGCGAAATCACAAGCCAGGTTCCAGAGTTCCAAGTCCCGGTGCCGACGGCGGGTGTGGTGCCGCATGGCGGAATGCAAAACCCCGTGAGCCACGCACCCGACCAGCTTCCGTTCGGTGAGTGTGTCGAGGAACGCCGGGTTATAGTACAAGTGGGTCCCATCCGTTGCCATGGTCGGCTGGACGCGGCTTTCTTTCGGGATCAAGTACAAAGCCAGTGTGCCGTAGAACGGCTGTTGCACCAGCAATGCGGTTCGCGCCCGGACGATCCGGATGTCAACTTGTTCTTGCATGATCTCCTCCTACAATGTTACGTCTGAATTACGCGCTGCCCAAGTTCCGAAAGCCTTGGTCTTCTGCAACGCAGGCTCCCGTTTGATGGCGTCGACTGCTACGAGGATTTCATATTCCTTGGGGAGCCGGGTCGCGTACTGAAGAAACGGGGTGATGTTTTCCTTGGTCATGAGCCTGCCCATTGCCGCCGAGATAGCATAGCACGCGCCGGGCTCCGTCGCACCGGGAACCTTGGCCGTATCGGGCGACCGAAGGATGTCCTCGATATCCGGCAATTCCCGATAAGTCCGGTAGAAGCCCTCGAACTCCAGCCCGGCTGCGTCACCAACATTACCGGACACGACATGTTGCCGGGTTACGTTAGTGAGTGACGGCAGAAGATTTGACACCCGTTGCCACGACCGGAAGTTAGGGAATGGTCCTGTCTCCCCTCGTACGGGCATTTTGTGCATCAGCTCCGGCCGGAACCGCGCCCAACCGACTATAACAGGATCGGTGTTGAATACACCGTAGTTGTCGATCCAGTCCATTACGTCCGGCTCGGTCGTGAACTGGACGAACCGGCTTTCCATGGCCGTTGACATCTTGGTCACGTTCACGCCGTCTTTTTGCCTGTTGCCCGCCGCGCACATGACGCAGCTATCGGGTAAGACATATTCGCCAAGTCGCCGGTCCAGCACAAGCTGCTGGAAGCAATTGAGCGTGGCGGTCGTGCCAAGGTTGAATTCGTCAAGCAGCCAGAGAATCTTTTCGCCCTTCTTGAACACGCGGGGGAATTCGGACGGCGGCAACCAGCGCGTAAGTCCAGTTTTCTGATCGAAGATCGGAAGCCCTCTGGCGTCCACTTCACCAAGCTGTGCCACATGCGACACGAGAAAGCGCATGTTATTGCTCTTGGCGATTTGTGCGTGCAGCTCGGTCTTGCCAATGCCGGGCGCTCCCCACAGGAAGGTCGGGATGGTTTGCGCTATGCAGGTTTCGATGCAGGCACGGGCGGTCGAAAGTTTCATCGTTGTCATGTCGGGTCTCCTCCTAGAGACGTTGTGATTGTTTGTTTCAGGCCATGAATGCGTTGACGGATTTCAGAACCTTCTCTGCGGCGATTCGGGTACGCTCCCGTATCTGATCGTCGTTGCGCAGGTCTTCCGCTTCGACTTTGCACAAGTCCTTTTCGACCGCCTTGATGATCGCGCCGAATTTGGCGTCGTCGCCCATGTTGAACGCGGGCAGGAGCGTGACAAGTTCACGCACGTTCCCGACCAGCGAATCGCGAAAGAAGTTCTCGGCTTTTTTCTTGCCGCTGGCTGGCTTGTAGTCCTTCAACCGTCCGGCCATGTGCCCGACGACTTCCAGAACCCGTTCGGCAACGCTGCGAACCGCCCCCTCGTACAAGTCCTGAATGTTATTCTTGGCCTCGCTCTTAAGCCCGGCCAGCGTGTCCTTGTCCAGCTCGCACCGGAAGTCCCCGGCATCGGGACACGGCAGAACCTTGACGATGAATGAAAAGTAGGCGTCAAGTTGTTCCGCTCTCGGGTAATCGGCTTCGTCGAACATGCCGTTCATCCGTTTCTTGGCGTCGGCCACAAAGTCCGGGTAGCCCTTGATGAACGTCCTGACGGCTTCGTCGAACTTCTGTCTTCGTTCCTGCATTTCCTTTGCATAGTCCATGTAGAGCGTGCTTGGAAGAATGCGGGTGCCCCCATCGAGCCACGGTAGGGTGTGTCGCAAGTGATAGTGTCTCGCGTCGGCTGTCAGCGATGAAATGGTCTCGGTCGCCTCCTCGGAGACTAGCCTCTTGATGTACTTGCCGGTATTCCGTTCGGCGCTGTGCCGCTGGTGAACTTCATCCGTCACCTTGCGATCCACGCGGCGTTCGTTCCACCGGCTGATATGCAAAGCGGCAAGCACGGCTTTGTGGGAAAGCGGGTTTGTTACGGTAGCCATGGTAGTTATCTCCTCCATATTTCGATCCGTATAAGGATCATCGTCAGGCGGCGTGCTTCGCCGCGATATGGTTTTCAGCAACACCTTTCGCAGTTCGCTTTCGTTGATCGGCCTTGAAGGGCGCTTTGTCCGCATGGCCCCACAGGGCTCGCAGCGGCAACGGCGTTAAGGCGCGCGGCGATGGAACGCACTGGCCTAACCTGCTATCATGTTGCTGATTTCTTCACCGCACCCACGAGGGGGGATTACTAAGAGCGCCGGTTTGTCAGGCCGTATATTTTGTCCTCCGTCCTTTGTGTCCCTGCGGCGTTTGCCGCTACAGAACTCCGGTACAGAAGACCGCTCCGGGCTTGTGTCGCTGTTCGGGCCTTGGCCCTGCGACCGGGGTGCCTCCCGGCCTGCCCTAGAAGCTAGGGCATAGCTGAATCTGGCATGATCCCAGGGTGCCGTCAAGCCAATTCCAAGGCTGACTAAGCCAAAAAACCTAGTAAAATCAATGGGTTAGGATATATTTTGGCTGCATTGGGGTGGCAAAAGCCCCAGAATCAGGGGTTTTTTAGGCTTGGCAGGGTGAATCAGCCTCCTATGGCTGGCCCTGCCCTGAAGGCCCTAGCCTGAGAGCATGGAAAAACTCGCGTCCCATTGCGTGATTCGCGAGAATGTCTTCCTCCACCGAGCCACGTACAAGGTAATCGTACAGGTACACCCGGAATTGCTGCCCCTGTCGGCGGCATCGCTTTTCCATCTGATCTCGGTCGATCACGCTCAACGGGCTCTCGTAAATATGCTGATAGTTCGCGTGCTGGAAATTAAGCGAGTAGGAACCCTTCTTATGGTTCACCACATTGACGCGACATTTAGGATCATATTTGAACCTGTCCAGCTCGCCCTTGATGTCTTTCGTGCCGGACCACATCCACGCCGGTTGCAGGTGCTTCAGTTCCTTGACCAGCTTCCGGCCGGAATGCGTGAACTCGTAAAACACCGTCGCCTTCCGGTCACGGGGCATCTGGTCGATCCTGTCAAGCAAGGCGTCCATCTTGGGGTCGTCTCCAAAGTCGATCTCAACTTTATCACCGGTCGCGTCGTCCTTGGCTCCGAGAAACCCGGAACACAACTGCCGCATCCTGACGTAAGCATTTTCCATTTCTCGCAGGCTACTGGTTTTGGAGAACAGGACCTTACGAAGTTCTTTGTAGTAAACATCGATCTCCAGCGGAAACCGGACTTTAACAGGGACACGCATGAGTGGCGGCAGGTCGAGGCATTCGCTCTCGTCGTAGAACAATCCCCGGTGCCGCATGATTCTGCCAAGTTCGGGACGCATACTCTCCCGGAATGAATAGTCAAATGAATAATCGCCACCCCATTGGTTTTTCGTCTTGTTGAAAAACACTTCCTGGAATAGTCCTAGCGTCTCTCCCAATGTTTCCCCGTCATCCACCAGATTGTATTGCGCCCACAGAACTATGGGATCACCGCCCAACGGACGGCCCGCAAGATCGAACCTGATGGGCAGGAGCCGGGTTGCAGATCGAAGCGTTCGGTATGTCAACGCTTCTGTATTTGACGCTTTGGTGCTCTCGTCGAATACGACTGCGCCCATGAGCTGCGCAATTCGTTTAATCATTTTCTTATATGGCTTGAGGACGCGCTTCTTCCCGGTTTTCACTTCAATGCTAACCATGTGATAGAAGCCGTTATACGTTACCAGCACGATCTTGGCCGTGCTCTTTTCCAGCAGCTTCCATTTGGCTTCTGTGCTGCCGGTCAGGATCACATAGTCAAGAGGTATCTTCCAGTCTGTGATTTGTTCGGCCCAACTGTGCAAGCCTTCCTCGGTCGGAAGCAGAACCAAGGCCCGTTTCTTCAGGAGCCCGGTCGAAACGAAATAGGACAGAAGTGCTAAGATCATTAGCGTCTTGCCGGTGTTCCCGGACATGAAAACACAACCGTTGCGGCGGAAAACCAGAAAGCCTGATGGCACTTCAAAACAATACATTTTACCGTCTGTGGTGTTTTCGCGTCCTACAGGATTGTTGCTAGTATTTTTTCTTCCGAAACCGATGGGTGTATTTGATTTACGAGCATTCAGAATGTATAGTCTATTTTCCTCTTTGCGATCTTGGTATCTTAAAGAAGTAGTTCTTCCAGATGAGACAAGAGCATATTGAGCGAAGTCCGCATTCTCTTTTACTGTAGTATAAAATAGGTCAGTCCCCTTTTCATTTTTGCTTGTGTAGCCATCCCAATTGAACAATTCATTGGCAATGACATTAAGCTGTTCTGCGTCAGCTTGCCAATAAAACTGGTCAAATGTTTTACTTATATGTGGGGGGGTGAACACAAATACAGAATAGTCAGGGGCGCTTTCCCATTCCCGTTCCTCGAAAGAAATCTTGGCTTTGTTTAGTAGTTCACGAATACGTATCTTTTTGCGCTCTTTCTTAACACGAATACAGCCCTTTCGTTTTCCCCAAAAACTACCGTCTGCCACAAACGCTACCATGATACGAAGTTGCGCATGGGAAAGAGGAATTTTATTTTGGGTAGTTAATTTGAATGTGGTGTAGAAACGTCCGCGCCAGCCACTACCTAAATCACTATTTTCTTTTGCTACTAATTTTGCACTTGTGGTTTTTACGACGCCATAATTATCGTAGAGAACTTTATGATCAGGGCTGAGTTTCTGGTCTATACCAAATCGAGTCTTGAACGTAATCATTTCCTTACAGGGCTTGGCGACGTATCTCTCGGGTTGAATAAACTCTGCGGTGCCCTTGTCAGGATGGTATTGCGCAACCATTCCACCATTGTAGTCATCCATCCTGCGCCAGCCAGTCGGGGACAGATACTCAGTCTCGCAATCTGTGCAGCCCATATCGTACCAGTAACAGAACTGTTTATACATGACGCCTAAAAGGAACCCGACCTTCTGGTGAAAGCCGAATTCCTTTGGCAACTTTGGTGGCGGGTCAAGTTCTAGGAGCGTCCGACCCAGCTCCTTTTCCGAAACGTCTTTCAACCAGTCATGGTTGTCCAGCTTCCGGTTGAGATATCGCTTGATGACGCTCTTGGGTATCATTCTTCTTCTGTGTCACCCTTTAATCGACGCAATTCTTTCCAATACATATCGTTATGCGTCGTGGAGTTCCGGCAGAACTGACCAGTCGTGTAATTCTGCGTGATCAGGGTCGTGTAACCCTTCTTGTCCCCACGGTTCTTATGCGCGTATAGCCGGGCGATGGAGTAGCGTTCCTCCACATCGGTCTGCGAATAGATAATGGACTTGTCGGCGGTTTGCAGCTTGGTGAAATCCTCGCTGACGTGTTCTTCCCGGACGGTCTTCGCGGCTGCCCCCGACCGGTTGGATTGCGTGGTCACGACGCCAGCAAGGTTCCGCTCCATAAACAGCCCCCGCAACGCCTTGAAGTTCTTGCCGGTGCTCTCCCGCATGTGATCGGCTTTGGTTTCCATCAGGTCCGGCGAGTCCACGATTAGCACGGACGGATGGAAATCATGTTCCTGTTCCAATGCGTCCAGATAGGCTTCGATCATCGGAACTGTGAGCTGGTCGGTTGGGAAATCCTTGATCACGATCCGACCCAGACGCGCCCCCCATGCGCTCACTTTCTTTTTCAGGACGTTGTGGATGTTGGGATCGGAGAAGTTGATCTTGGCCCGGCGCGTGACCGGCTTCATGCCGACGAACCTATTCAGCTTGTCGAATACGAAATCCATTTCGTCATAGTCTTCGTTTCGTTTGGTCGCTGCGAGCCACGCCATGAAGTAGCGTTCGATCAATTGCTCTTCCGACATTTCGTTTACGATATGAACGACCCGCTCACCCTGTAGGATGGCTTCCTTGCCGCAATGGACCCCGAACCAAGACTTACCACGTCCAGTCGGGGCCATGAACAAAAGCATGGTGCGCCGTTCGGGGCAGAGATTATACCGGTCCAGTTCCGGAATACCGATTTTGATGCTGCTTCGTTCCCGGCGATCCAGAAATTTGAACGACTTTTCGGTATCGGACAGGAAGGTGCCCGCATCAATGCCCTTCACACGCAATGAGAGGGCTTTGTGGAGGATGTTCTCAATATCGGGGACCAGATCATCCCCTCCGCTTCCATAGCGTTGTGCGGCCTCCAGAACCGCTGTCTTGAGGGATTGCTGTCGAATGAACTCTATGAGCCGGGTTGAGACATACCGGGCATTGAGTGATTTTGACTGCTCAATGATGCTTTCGATGATCCGCCGGTAGAGTGCTGCCTTCTTGTTTTTGGGATCGGAAAGAACGTGATCAAACAGGTCGTCTATGTGTGCGTCACCGGGCGCTGCATTGTATTTGCGCCGGTACGAAAGAACTCTTGCGGCTATGTCCTGATAGTCACCGTCGAAGTATGACGCACTAAGAAGTGCGGAAGCTTCAGTTGCTTCCGCTCCGGCATAGAACAGGAGCGTTAAGACACTTTCCTGAAGACTATTGGTAAGTTGGGAAAGGCTGATGGTCGATTTGCTCATGAAGGAATCATCAAGTAGATTCTTGGTTTTCAGGTTGTTCGCTGCACCACTCACACCATTGCATGTGGACCAGCAGCGGAACCGTGAACGTAGGAATTTCATAAACACCCATCGCGTCACGCCGCTTCTTGCTTTTGCCGTGCTCGATGACACCGTGCGCTAGAAGTGCGTCGATAGTTTTCCCGCCGGATTGCGTCGGCTGATTTACGGCGATCTTCTCGAAAGTGGTAATCTGCGCCTTAGTCATTCCCTTGCAGGGGTGGTCGGTCATAGGCATTCCTTCACAGTAGCCATTTAACTACCTTAACCCGGCGAGGTAATCAAACGTATTATCCTTATCCGGTTGTTACCCATGTCGTTCACCTTCTGTCGTGTGGGGCGGCTCGTCTTGCCCTGATGAATTTACGCAGCGACCATTGCGGATATAACCGTGCCAGCCGCACGCGCTTTCACAATTGATTGAAGGCGAGAAGGTCGGTGCCGCGCGATTACCGTCCCAATCCCATTGAGCGCGACCGCCGTTCTGATTTTGTCCGTTACGCTTGACGCCATGGGCGGCTGAATGCGGTCCTTCAGCGATCAAGAGACTCGCGCAAGTGTCGCGAACTTCGCGCGCGCAAGGGAACGAAAACCGAGCAGGCTTTTGATCTTGCGGGCACGGCTTGCCGTAGATATCCATGAATTGAACATTTGCGGCGCTCATCAGTCGTAACCCCAAGTTTTCGCGATGCGAACGAAATTGGCGTAGCCCTCAGTCCCCGGTCGCCCGGAGAGTTCCGACAGCGGTGTTCCAAGTTGCTTCTCACCTCGCAGTTCCTTGGCTGTGATAATCGGGACATCGTCTTCCAATGGTTCGCGACCAATCTCGTGCTCACCAATATCAAGCTCACAAGCCTCGCAGTACCACCCGCCAACTATACCAACGGAGTAGTCAGTCGGCTCAAACGTGTCACCAATATCAGCGCCGCATTTTGAGCAATTTTCACTCATATCTTCGCCTCTTCTGTGGAACTACGGAGTTTCAATTCGGTATCGAGTTCGTCTATGCGTTCGTAAATCCATTCGCCGGGCGAGCCACCGTGACCTTCTTCGTCGGCGCGCATTTCAGCCCACTTCTTTTCCAGCCGGACTAATTCCGCCGTTATCTCAGCGACCGTCATTTTGGAGGCGGGTGGTGGAGGCCAGTCTGGCTTCGCGTCTTCTGTCCTGTCAGGGGTTGGGGAGAGTGCGGCGGCGGCGCGGCGGAGGTCGCCAACTGTTAGAGGAACCCGGCGCTTCATTGAGTCTGGCTCATAGTCAAACTCGATCACTGCCAGCGCATCGTCCGCAAGACATTTGCGAATAGTTGTCACAAACGGCTCCAGCGCCTTCGCCAGCCTGTCGCGGTCGGCGGTCATCTCACGCAGGGCGGAGGCTTGCTGTTGTAGAATAGCTGCCGCGTGTAAAATCACCTGTCCGCGTTTCCGTAAGCCCCCTGCCGGAACGAGATCACGAAGTTGTTCAGCAACCACATCGACATCAGTCATTTCCATGCTCTCCCTAGTCATGTTGCCCCCTAAGCGCATCAAGTTTTTGGCACCATTCCTGCCAAAGTTGTTCGCTTTCCTCGGCTTCGTCCTTGATTAGACCTTCCCCAAGCGCGGGGTGTCGTTGGTGTTCATTTTATAGCTCCATTTCCAACAGAAGACATATCGGCAATCAAAAACCGGACCCCTCCGTTATGCAAGTAGCCGGGAAAGGCATTGTCAAATATGGCGGGAAGACGATCAATCCCGGATAGTAGAGTTTTGGGGTAAAGCCCATAGTCCTCCAAACCCTTGCAATAAGCGGACCCGGCGAGCGCCCCGAGATTGTGTCGTTCTTGTCGGGTTGCGTTCGGCATGGACTGCAATAACACCTCCCGCACAGCTCCAGCCTTTTTCCGATAGTTTGCATATAACGGATGATGTTTTAGCGTCCCCCGCTGGCCTAGCAGTTTGCGTCGCTTCAGCTCCCACTCAATCCCTTCCAGCAACCAGTCATCAACAACCGGCTCGTGCTTGATGCCTAATGTATTCAACGCTGCCTGTACCTTAGCCCTGTCATTCGCTGTTAGTCGTCCGAGTGCAGCTATGATCTCTGTTACGTTCATATTATTTCCTCTCAGTCGAACCGCACCAAAGTCACACCAAGGCACGCCTATGGCCTTTCCGGCCTTCCGGTATGGGGAGGGGCGTGGTCACGCCTAGTCCTCTTCCGTACCACAAGCCCCTGACTAGGGGACAGGAACGTGGATCCCTGCGTCGTACTCGTTTCCCTTGGACTGTTCCACCAGTCCGCCGCGTGGTTCCCACATGGCACGGCCTGAAAGCTTTTTTGGGCGCTTTCACCTGACTACGTGATCCGGTGTGTCAATCCCGGCTGGAAGCAGTCCGATTTCCGACCCTGACTGCGTTTGGCAACGCAGCACCGTATAGGCCCCGGGTCGCTGGCAAGCGTTGCCCGGATTGGTTCGACTCTTGGCACGGGAGAGCCGCAAACCGTGGGTCGCGATATCCTGAACTGATGTGGGGGTTGCTTTTGGTGGGGGCGAAGCTTACAAGCATTCTTGAGCTTCGCGCTCACCGATGGGTCGCAAACCTTTCATCGGTTCAGGCCCCCGGATCGCAACCACGAACGGGGGCCTTCTTCTTTTCGAGTTAGCGCGTCGTGCGGTGGGCTAGGCCCTGTGCGGAATGCGCTCCCGATCCGTGAAAACCATATTCACGATCTTCCCTCGTTGTCAAATCTGTGTTACAAACCCTGCTTCTCTCAGGGGATTGCTCACAAATGGGGAAGCGGACCCGCCGCCACGGCGCTCAACAGAAGGTTGTAGAACACGTTAAGGGCAACCCTTTGTCGGACTGCTTACAGACAATAATCGACCCCCGCATAGCCCGTAACGTTGAAAGGCTTTGCGAGGTCGCGCTTCAGGTATCGGGCAATTCCCCCGAGGTCCGGCAATGCGTCAGCCATTTGTCTCAGGAAGTGACTCTACAGGCCAGAGCCCGGTTCGGGCATGGGTCTTTGGACAGCAACATGTTGACTGGTATTTTACGCCGCACCGACCCCGATAACTACATAAAGAAACCCCGTCCTGATCCGTTGTCGGTGATCGAGTGTGAGCTGGACCCGATGCAGCTATCAGCCGCCAAGCAGATACGAGAAGTGTGGCGGGCCTTCGGGCGATTACTGGTTATATCGACGCGGGGTTACGACGGCGGCGGTGGGAGCGGAATGAGAAAGGCTTCCGCCCTGCAACCAGTCGATCTGATGTCGGACGAAACATGGAAGACATGGCAGCGGCTATACATACCATGGCATAACGGGGCCAAGAACCGTAAGACGTGGAGCAATCACCACGGCGGCGTGCCCAATACCGAGATCGTGTTCCGGATCATCGTGGAGGAATTCTTTCCTGAAGAACTCGACGGGGGTTTTGGTCTGGAGCCGGGTGACGCGAAGAACACGCTGAAGCGGGAACTCAGTCTGTTCTACACCTCCTCCGGGCTGGCCGATATGTATTCTTCGGAAGCTTCGGAGGCAGCGGCATGAGCAATCGTCTTACAACTGGTCATTGGAGTTTTGATTGGGACAGGAATTTACCAGTCCGATCCGATCCAAGGCTTGCTGACTATACTGATCAGCCTTTTACACGGGAGGAATTTCGCCGTCGTATCAGTGCAACCCACAAGGGAGTACGAATTCGCTATGACCAGTCAATGGGGTCCCCAAACTGAATTCTCCGATCATTTGCACTCTACAAAATATCGTGGTCCCAACGAGGACTTTGAGGAGGCGGCAAACCGGTGGGCCTTCGGGCTGGCCGACGACGGCAAGCATTATCACGCATTCCGGGACGTAGTTCTTCCCCAACGTTTTTGTCCCGGTGGACGGGTGCAAGGTGCAGTTGGGGCCTCCAGAAAGACGACCAGCTTCAATTGCTATGTGTCGGGAACCATCGAAGATTCGTTGATCGAGGGTTCCAGCAGCATCATGCAGCGGGTGCTGGAATCCGCCGCGACCGCCAAGCTTGGCGGCGGCATAGGTTATGATTTCTCACGTCTGCGGCCTCGCAACGATCCGGTGCGCTCCATCGAATCCAATGCTACGGGGCCTGTCAGCTTCATGGAGATATTCAATACGACTGGTTTGACGATCCAGTCGTCGGGGCACAGGCGGGGCGCACAAATGGCGATTTTAGCGTGCTGGCATCCTGACATTGAAGAGTTCATTCGCGCCAAGCAGAAGGAAGGCGCACTATCCGGGTTCAATTTGTCGGTTGCTGTTACTGACGAATTCATGCAAGCGGTTGAAACAGACGGTGAATTTGAGTTGAAGTTCGCCAGCCGGGTTTACCGGACGGTTCGGGCGCAGGACTTGTGGCAGAAGATCATGCGGGCGACGTGGGACTGGGCCGAGCCCGGCGTGTTCTTCGTCGATAGCGTCAACGCCATGAACAATCTGTGGTACTGTGAGCAGATTACAGCTTGCAATCCTTGTGTTCCGGGGGATACCCCAATTCTTACGGGGGAGGGCTACGTATCTATTATGGAGCGGGTTGGTTTACTAACAGATATCTGGAATGGTGAGGAATGGGTTAAAGTAACTCCATTTTCAACAGGTTTCAATGAAACAGTAATAGTCAAATTTTCTGATGGAACTGAATTGCGTTGCACCCCTGCGCATGAGTTTGTGTTGTACGATAATAGTCGATGTACAGCCGAGGATTTGGTGCCGGGTGTGAAGTTGGCAAAGTTTGAAATGCCGATTGTGCCCACAGGTGATATAATTGAGGGTGACGCTTATTCACAGGGTTTTTATTCTGGCGACGGGAGCAAGGGGCTTACACGGTCATTTTTGTATGACACAAAGTTTTGCTGCATTCGACGTTTGAAGGGAAGATTATATGAATTGAAGAATGACCCTTCCCGTAAGGTTTGGAATCATGGTCCCATGTTTGACAAGTCATTTGTTCCTGTTAATGGGGAACCAGAATATAAACTAGACTGGTTGGCGGGGGTCCTTGACGCAGATGGAACAGTTACACGGGACGAAAATGGAGCGGGTTTCCAGTTGTCCTCCATAGACAGGGATTTTCTTTTGTCTGTGCGTCTTATGTTGACGACCTTGGGTGTGAGAGCAAAGGTTGTTAAGGGGCATGAGGCCGGTATGCATATGCTGCCGGATGGTAATGGGGGTTCCAAAGAATATCCGTGTCAGGCGTGTTTCCGTTTATTGATCGGGAATTCGGATGCTTACTCGCTAATGGAATTGGGGCTGAGGCTGTCCCGTTTGCAGCATCATGGAAAACCCCCGCAACGGGACGCCCGCCAGTTTGTACGTGTCTTGTCGGTTGAAGATGCAGAGCCTTGTGAAACATTCTGTTTCACAGAGCCTAAGACTAATCGTGGTACGTTCAATGGGATTGTTACTGGTCAGTGTGGTGAACAACCATTGCCGCCTTACGGCGCGTGCTTGTTGGGGTCGTTCAATCTTCCCAAGTACCTGCGTAAAAAGGCGCATGTTGTAGCGGGCACGCTAAGGCTGGCGGAAGAGCCGGTTTGGGAATTTGACTACGATTTGTTGTGTGATGACATTCCCATTGTCGTCCGGGCAATGGATAATGTGATCGACAAGTCATACTATCCATTGGCGCAGCAGAAGGAGGAGGCCAAGAACAAGCGCCGGATGGGGCTTGGCGTCATGGGGCTCGCCAATGCGGGCGAGGCGTTGGGCTTCTCCTACGGTTCCCCTGATTTTATCAAATGGATGGAGCACGTTCTTACTATCATTCGCGACGAATGTTACATTGCGTCAATTGAGATCGCACGGGATAAGGGCAGCTTCCCGGCGTTCGACCGGGACAAATACTTGCAGGGGAATTTCATCAAGACGTTGCCTGATGGCATTCGGCAGGATATCGCGGCCTACGGCATTCGCAATTCTCATCTGACTTCGATTGCGCCCACTGGCACCATTGCGTTATGCGCCGATAACGTGTCGTCGGGGATCGAGCCGGTGTTTGAATATGTGACTAAGCGGCCGGTCAACATGCCATCCGGACAGATCGTTGTCACCATTGAAGATTACGGGTCGGCTTTTTTGGGCGTGAAGGGCAAGCTTGCCAAGGACGTGACGGCGCAAGAGCATGTTAATGTATTGCTGACGGCACAACGGTGTGTTGATTCGGCGGTGACCAAGACGATCAACATGGACGGTAGCATAATGCCATGGGATGATTTCTGCGGCATTTATAGTCAGGTGTGGCGGGGTGGCGGCAAGGGCTGCACGACATACAACATCAGCGGTAAGCGAATGGGTTTGTTATCGGCGGCGGAAGGGCAGTCGTGCGAGATTGACCCATTAACAGGCAAGAGGGATTGCGGATGATGCATGAATACGTTCCCCTTGTGGGGAAGGAAACAGATTACTACTGGTTGAACAAAGCCCGGAAGATTGCAGAACTCAGTCCTGATCCATCGACTAAATGTGGTGCGGTGATTGTTCGGCCTAACGGGGATGTGGTTACTTATGGGCGTAATGTATTTCCGATTGGTTGCGATCAATCTCCGGAGCTGTACGCAAATCGGGAGGAGAAGTATCAGCGGATCATTCATGCCGAACTGGATGCGATCCTTACAAGTGTTGTGTCGGTTCGTGGGTGTTACCTTTATACGTGGTGGCCTCCCGGACTTGCACCCTCATGCGACAGGTGTGCAGCGCATGTGATCCATGCGGGGATCACACACGTTGCTTACTATGATGCTGGTGAGGTGTGCGAGCGGTGGGAGAATTCTATCCGGCGCGCGTTCCAGCTTTATAAGGAAGCCGGGGTTGTGGTGCATCACGTCCCGTTGCTGGATTGATCCGTATATGTTTGCGTATCAGGAGGAACCATGCTTGACCGGCAAAAAGGCAAGATCATATTTGAATGTGACGGTTGCCTAGAAACTCTCGAAACGGATACGGGTTATTTTGAGGAAGCCCTAACTATATTACGTCGGGAGGGATGGTGGGCAACCCCGGTTGAGGGTGGGGATTGGGAGCACAAATGTCCCGAGTGCAACAAATACGAGAACAGGAGAGGGCGATGAAAATATCCCGAGCGGAGTTGTCTGGTGCAGTTGGAGCAGTTCGGCCTGCGGTCGCCACACGCGATCTCATTCCCGAGCTGACTAATGTCTGGTTCGAGAAAACAAAGGTGTGGGCATACAACGACGTAATAGCGATTGAGGTCCCCTTGAAGACGGACCTTGAAGGTGGGGTTTCAGCCAAGGTCATGTGTGGGTGTCTGGATAGCAGCAGCGCCGCCGATGTCACGATCACATTGGACAAGAACTCGCTCAAGCTGAAGTGCGGGGCGGCTGATATCAAGCTTCCGATGGTTTCGATGGTCAAAGCCTTGTGGGCATGGCCCAAGGAAAAGGCGACGTGGACTATTCCCGGCGAGCCTATTGCAGAGGCATTCAAATATGCGCTGGTGTCGGCAACTGATGACTACGGCGTCCTGTTCAAGCAAGGCCCCAAGGAAACATTTCTGTACGGCACGGACGGCAAGACCCTGACTCGTTATGGTATGAAGGTGGAAGCTGCCAAGGCGGAACAGGTGATGTTGCCACGGGCCTTCTGCGAACAATGGCTGGCCTTGTCTGGTGAGAAGGCGGGGACGATTGGCGTCCGGAGTAATTGCGTCACATCCGAGCTGGAGCACGGCCGGTTGTTCGGTCGCATACTGGACCGGGAGACCAAGGATTTCGATGGTGTCATTGCCAAGTTCGTCGCCGCGTCAAAGGGAAACAACTTCCCGATCCCGGAAGATATTGCGTCGGCGCTGGCCCGCGCCACCATCTTGCTTGAAGCATCGGGTGGTGCCTATGTCACGGCGACCGTGGCAAATGGGCAGTTGACTATCAGTTTGCATGACAGCCGGGATCACTCGTTGCTTGAGACGTTCCCGATGAAAGGTCATCCTGATATTGAGGTGTCATTCAATCCGAAGCATCTGGAGCGGGGGCTGGAACTTTACAACCGGATAACTTTCCTGTCCGAAGGCTTGTTCCTTCAGCATGACAAGATTGACGCGCTGTATCTTATTTCTGCGCATCGTTGATTTGTTATGTTATCCTTTGGTAGATTACCGCGTCATTATTTTGGGGCGATTTATGCTGATCCTCCGTGGGCTTTTAATACTTGGGGCACACAGGAGAATGCTTCCACAGATGTAAATAGGCGTTATCGAACATTACAGTCTGATACAATAAGTAAATTGGATGTTGCGTCTTTAGCTGCAAAGGACTGTGTATTATTTATGTGGGTGACATGGCCTACTATAGAACAGGCTTTCCATATGATTAGTTCATGGGGTTTCAAATATAAGACGTGTGCATTTTCATGGATGAAGGCAGACGCTACTGCTGTGCAATTTTTTAGTAATGAGAAAGACGTATCTATGGGGTGTGGTTATTGGACACGTTCAAATAGTGAAGTGTGTTTGCTTGCTACTCGGGGAAAACCTAAGCGTCTTCATTCGGATGTTCGGCAGGGTATAGTCGAGCCAAGACGTGAGCATTCACGCAAACCAGATTGTGTGTATGGTCGTATAGAGCGATTGGTTGCAGGTCCATATATTGAGTTGTTTGCACGTACTACAAGAAAAGGGTGGTCATCTTGGGGAAATGAAACAACGAAGTTCAAAAGCTAATGGGCTTCTTCTCCACTACGTCCCGTAAGGGTGAGGTGTCTGTTGATACTTTGCATCGGATGGGGTGTACACTTTGCCCGCTCCGTGATCTGAAGAACGTCAATCCTGACATGCTCCCGACTGGTGCAGACAAGCCGGTTGTGTATATCCTTGGCGAAGCGCCGGGCGAGGAAGAGGACCGTCAGGGCAAGCAGTTTGTTGGCCCAAGTGGAAAGTTGTTACGTCGGCAGATACCGGAAAGGATGCTGTCCAAGATACGGTGGAACAACGTGGTGCGTTGTTTTCCGGGGGATACAATAGTCACGTCACCATTTGACGTTGAGGTTATTTATCGACGCTGGTTCAAAGGTGATCTTGTTGTAATCTCGACGTGTCTTGGTTACAATCTCTCCGTTACCCCTAATCACCCAATACTTACTAGACGTGGGTGGGTCGCTGCGAAGGCTCTTAAGTTTGGTGACTATATAGTTAGTGACCAAAATTGGGGAAAGCGGTTTGGATTTGGGGGCCCAAACGAACAACACAAGCCAATTAGAATCGACGAGCTTTTTAGTTCTCTCGCGTTGGTGGGGATCAGCAAGGGGATGGTTGGCAGAACAATGGATTTCCACGGCGATGGGACCAATGGCAATGTCGATGTTGTATTGTCCGGCCGCGAGTTGGTGGACGTGTTTAATCCTACGTCTGCGAAGTTCTTTGATAATAGTGAATTCACAAGGAGCTGCGGCACGTTTGCTTCTCTGTCTTTCGACTGCTTGCAAGAAGGGAAGCCGTTCTTGCAATTCTCGCGAGAAACCATGTCTAATTCCCGATCCGAAACGTTTGCTTCTTTCAACAGTGGTGTGTGTCCTAGCCCACATGATGTTGCTTTCGGAGGACGTGCGTATTTTGATTCCGTTTCGTTTGAGGTATCTAGTAACAGTGTGGGGAGAGGTGTTTTCCTGCCGTGCGATTTCTTCACTACTGACCCCACTCAAGTACTGGAGAATAACGTTGACCTCCGGCTTCCAGTTTCTACAAGCGTCCGGGATTTTCTTAGCTTCTCTATGTGTACGAAGCTTGATATTTTTGAGGAGAAACATTTTGCGGAGGGTGTTGCTGTCAACACCGAATTGTTTAGCAGTTTGACGGAGGCTGGTTCCTTTGGAGTAGAGCTTGATTGCGTCTCTTATTTGAGTAGCCGTCATTTTGAAGGGCATGTTTATAGTCTCCGTACAAGGTCTGGTTGGCATTTAGCACAGAATCTTGTCGTAAGCAATACACGTCCTAAAGACAATACCGATCCTCCGTTGACGGCAATCGAATCGTGCCGTTCTTCCATCGTAGTTGACATTGAGAAGAGCAAGCCACGGGCGATATTCGGCTTTGGTAATTTCGCCTTGAAATGGGCATTGGATCAGGAGGGTATAAACAACTGGCGTGGCCGACGTGCGCCGGTCCAGATTGGCAATCATGTGTGCTGGTTCTTTCCCATGCTTCATCCGTCGTTTGTCTTGCACAAACGGGGTGAGCAGGAAGCCCGTACAGGGCGCACGCTGCGGGAGGATCAGATTGGCCCTGAAGAGGAACGGTTTTTCCGGTTCGATCTGGAGGACGCTTTTCACGCGGTTGAACGGTTACCCGTGCCGAAGGTTTGGACCCCGGAAGAGGCAAAAGCAAATCTGGTTCTACTGGATGGTTCTGGCAAGAACGATCTCGCCAAGCTGGAGAAGATGCTGGCTGATGCAGTCACGGAAGAGGTGAACGGCGTCGACTGGGAAACAAACATGAAGCGGCCATACGACCCGGCTTCATTGATCTTGACTGCCGCTATTTCAACATTGAAGTTCGATCTCGCGTTCGCGCTTGACCATGCAGAACAGCAATGGGGCTCGAAGCTGCCCAAGGTCCGGGGATTGCTGCGGGAATATCTGATGTCGGGTGTGATCAAAGCCACTCACAACGCAGCGTTCGAGCAGGAATGGGCGGCGCTGAAATTTGGTTCCGAGGTCGTGTGGAAGAATTGGGCCTGCACCATGTCACAGGCTGCGGTGCTGGATCAGCGCACGGGCCGGGGTGAGACCAAAGGCAAGAGTGGCGGTCCTCATAGTCTGGACTTTGTGACGCTCCAGCATTTCGGCATTCATCTGAAAGCCATGTCGAATTTGAACCTGAAGAACATGGCTGCGGAGCCATTGCGGGAAATTCTTCCGTACAATGGCATGGACGCGAAGTTTCATAGGATGGTGTTTCTGACTCAACGGGAACGGCTGGAAGACGAAGAGCTGGACGAGGTGTTTCGTCGGGATAACGAAGCTATTCCATCGTTCGTGCTGACCCAGATCGAGGGATTGCCGGTCTATCAGCCGGAGACATCCCGGCTGCAAATCAAATACGGCGACTTGATCGAGGACTTGCAGCACGACATAGCTGACGATCCCGTGGTCCGGTTGTATGAGAAGCGTTACAAGAAGAAGTTCAATCCTGCGTCAAATGCAGAAGTGACGGTTTTGGTTCGGGACGTGTTGGAATCGCGCGCTGGTATGCGGGACACCGGCAAGTACAGCGTGGACGACGACACGCTTGAGCTGGTCACGCATCCGATAGGCAAAAAGCTTCAGTCGTTGCGCAAGTACTCCAAGTTGAAGAGCACATACATAGACGGGTGCGCGCCGGGCGGCGATTATCTGCACGCGGACGGCAAACTTCACCCTGTTATCAGTACGACCATAGCCCGTACTGGTCGCACATCTTCAGAAGAACCGAATGAGCAGAATTGGCCTATACGGGACAAGGAGACTAGGGAAGTCCGTCGCCAGATACGCGCTCCAAAAGGCCATGTTATTGCAAAGTTCGACCAAGGGCAGATACAGGGGCGTAACATTGCGATGGAGAGCCGGGACAAAGTTTTCGTGCAGGCACTCTGGGAGCGATATGATATTCACATGGATTGGGCCGAACGGTTGTCACGGGCTTACCCGGAACGGGTCGGCGGCAAGCAATACTTCAAGGACAAGAAAGTAATGAACACGTTCCGGAGCGACGTGAAAAATCAGTGGACGTTCCCGGCGTTTTTCGGCGCGGGTGCTCCAAGCTTGGCGGGCTACTTGCATATACCAGAAGAGATCGCAAAGGAACAACTGGATGATTTCTGGCGCATGTTCTCGGGCGTGAAGGACTGGCAGGACCGGATGCTCGCGACATATCGGGAGACTGGCTATACGGAAAGCTTAGACGGCAGACGACGCTATGGTCCGCTCACCAAGAACCAAGTGTTAAACTCACCCATACAAGCCGATGAAATCTGTCTGATGAAAGACGCAGCGACTAGGCTCGCCCGCGCCGGTTACGTCAACTGCCTTTTCGTGCATGACGATCTCACCTACATTTTCCCTGTAGAGGATTTGGAGCGTCGGTGTGAGTTTGTCGTGACGGAAATGCTGACCTACAAGAAATTCAAATGGATTAATGTTCCGCTAACCGTGGAGCTGTCAATCGGGCAGGACTGGGACCGGATGGAAAAGGTCGCAAGCTACTCGTCAGATAAATGGTTACAGCAATGATTATGACTAATGGTCTTTTATTGTTGCAGGTTTGTTATGGTCATTTAGCAACCGTAACTCCTTGTGGGTCTAAGGTGACTTGTGATCCCTATCCTGAAGATTCAGATAGTGATTATTTGTGTTTGGTGGATGGCCGTTCTGATTTATCTAAGCTTGTTGACTTGCTTACGTCAGATAATTGGGAGTGGGAAGGTGATGGAGAACATTATCAGGATACGGCGGCTAACACATTTATGTCATGGCGCAGAGGACATGACAATTTAATAGTCACTACAAATGAGTATTTTGCTGCAAAGCATGGATTAGCTACTCGCGTATGTAAATATCTGAATTTGATGGACAAGAAACAACGTGTAGCTATTTTTCAGGCTGTGTTGTATAACAATTACACACTCATGGAGGGGAATAAATGACCGAAGAATGGATCAACAAGTATCGTCCGACCCGTCTTGAGGATGTTGTCGGGCAGGATGTCATTGTCCGCTCGCTTCGGGATCAGGTCAAGAAACGGAGCGCCAAGGCTTATTTGTTCATGGGGCCGTCCGGTACCGGCAAGACCACACTTGCTCGCATAGTCGCTAATATGTTCGGGTGCGGCGAGAACGTGAACGAGATCAACGCAGCGGTGAGAACTGGCGTCGATGACATGCGCGAGGTCACGTCGGCATTGGAATACATTCCGTTGGGCGGTGGGAATCAAGCCGTGATAGTCGACGAGGTGCAGCAACTTTCAAAAGCTGCATTTAACGCGATCCTCAAAACATTAGAGGAACCCCCGGACTGGCTCTACTGGTTTCTTTGCACGACCGAACCGACCCGTGTCCCTGAAACGATCCGGACCCGGTGTGCCAAATACACCATGCGTTCGCTTAGTCCGAACGAGTTGTTCGACTTGCTGGACGACATATCCGCCAAGGAAGGAATACTGGACAGTGACGAGGGCGGGAAGATCATTTCCGTCTGTGCCAAGGAAGCCGGGGGCTCGCCAAGGGAGGCGGTTAACAATCTGGCGAAGTGTTCGGAATGCCGGACCCGGGAGGAGGCGGTTGCCCTGCTGGCTTCCGCTGATAATGTGCCCGAGGCTATAGAGCTGGCAAAGGGCCTCTTAAACGGCCTACGGTGGCCGCAGGTGCGCGAATTGCTGGAGGGGCTGAAGGATACCAACCCGGAGTCTATCCGGCAGGTGGTGAGGGCTTATATCGGCGCTGTGGCCCTCAAGGCAACGGACCCTGCAAAAGCCTCTCATGCGTGCGCGATCCTCGACGCATTCGACAAGCCCTGTCACCCCAACGACAAGATCACGCCGATTCTGATGTCGGTGGCCGGACTGGTTCTTCAGTAGGTATATGTATTGATTGAGATTCCATGGTGACGCCCACCATGGCGCAGACGGGTCCGGAGAATTGGGCGAGTGCATTTATGGCAAACTCTGGACCCGTCGATGCTAAGGTTGAGAGGAGTTTCTAATGGTTACTAAACGACGCCAACTTTTATGGTCACAAGAGCGGGCGATAGAATTTTGTCGTCAGCTTGAACCTTTGGCTGAAAAGTACAAAGGTCATATCGCCTTGACTGGCGGAACGCTTTACAAGGATGGGGAACGCAAAGACGTTGATATTGTGGTTTACAACCATGGGACTATGAATGAATTTGACCGTGCCGGTTTTGAGCGGGCATTAGATCAAGAGCTTGGTATAGCAATTGATCGTTTTGGCTATGTGTCTCGTGGAACGACGGCGGCTGGTTGCCAGATTGATTTCATTTACAATGCAAAGCTGGATGATAGTTACGAGCTTAATCATGAGGACCGGATCAAATCATCAATGACTGCTTACAAAACGCATCTACGGAAGGAAGCCCCACCCGGCACTTTGCTGGCGAACTTGCTGACGCTGTGTGGTTTGAATGTGTGGCAGCGTAAGCTGACGCTGTGTGGTTTGAATGTGTGGCAGCGTAAGAAGCAAGGGGACTTGTTTGTCAGCGTTCCACTTCCTTTAGCGTCTAGGTTGGATCAGGTGACTTGTAGTAATTGCTTGTCGCTTCACTACCACGACATTCCTTATCTGAGGACCTCAAAATGGCAACGTACAACGCAACGGTAAGTTATGAAGAGCTGGAAGGTGGGATCAGGATCGACAAGCACGCGCTTGACGATATGTGGCAGAACCATCCTGACCTGTTTCATCGGGTCGCCAAGCAGCAGGTATGGTGGAACAGTGAAGCCGACCGGCTTAAGTCCGATCTGGAACGGGCCAAGGGCGAGAAGTATAACGATCTGCGGCAAGCAGCCGTCAAGAAAGGCGAAACGCTTGGCAAGGGCGGCATGACCGAGGCCGCGTTCAATAGCGAGGTCGCGAACGACAAGGGGATCATCAAGCTATCGCAGGAAATGCTTGAAGCGCGTCGGGAAGCCAATCGCTGGTTGGCGCTCAAGGAAAGTTATGAGCAGCGCAAATGGGCGTTGCAGGGACTGGTGTCGCTTTACATCTCTGGCTACTACGCTGATACAACCGGCGAGAAATCTACCCGGCAGATTACACAGCATCACGCAAGCGACGCAGCAGAAGCAAGAACCGAGGCTCTACAAAGGCGCAAGAACCGATGAACTGGTGTATTGTTTTGGGTGTTGTGGTTGAAGTTTGCCTTATCCTGCTTTTGTTACTACTCTTTTTGTACGCGGCAGGTAGGCTATTTGGTTGGGGGTTTTTCAAGGAGAAACGACGCTATATGAAACGGCAACTTGAAGAGTTCACACAGGAGGACAGTGGCAATGGCGTTTAAGTATAAGGGCCGTGGTGAGCGGTCGGTTCAGGAGCAGTCACAAAAGCGGGGTTCTTTCGACGGGTATCTCGCAAAGGATGTGGTTCAGTTCAAGGTCAAGGACGACAATGCTATCCGTATCCTGCCCGGCAATTCGACGTGGGACGAAGATATCTACGGCGATCATTGGGGCTACCCGATCTATGTCCATTACGATATCGGCGTGGACAAGTCGGCCTATATTTGCGCCAGTGAAATGCACAAGACTTATCCCAAGCTGAAAGAGTTCGCAGACGGTGCTTGTCCTATCTGCGAAGCCCGGCTGGACACGACCGACAAGGACGAAGCCGACGCGTTGCGCCCCAACTGTCGCGTCCTGACCTACGTTATCGACCGCAACGACGAGAAAGCTGGTCCGCTTGTGTGGGCCATGCCGCAATCGGTATCGGCTGATATCTCTGCTTTGTCGAAAGATCGTAAGACTGGGGCTGTGCTTTTGATCGACGACCCGGAGGAAGGCCGGGATGTGTTCTTTCGGCGTACGGGTGAGAAGAAGCGGACCAAGTATGGGGCGTTCGAGTTGGACCGTGACGATACGCCAATTCACGACAACGAGAAGAAGCAGGATACGTGGCTTGACTTCATCAGTGACAATCCTTTGACGGAATTGCTCGACGTCAAGGATTACGCCTATCTCGAAAAGGTTTTGATGGGGCAGCAGTCCCGGCGCGAATCAGAAGCTGAAAATGAGGGTGTTGAGGACGCAGGGGATAAACGGGGTAGATCGCGTCGTCGCGGGCAGAGTGAGGAAGTGCAGGAAGAAACAAGTTCTCGTTCTGGGCGGCGTCGTGGTGTGGAGGCTGATCCTCCGGTAGAAGAAGCCAGCGAGGAAATGGGGACCACTAGGAGGCGTGCCCGTGGCAACTCGGACCCTACCGATGCGTCGGAGGAGAGCGAGGATGCAGGAACACGACGCGATACGCGGGAAAAACCTGCGACGACTGCGCGGAGATCATCCCGTTCTGATTCGGAACCCGATCCTGAGCCAGAGCCAACATCCCGCAGACGGCGTAATGCTGAGGACACGGGTGAAGGTGTTTCCGAAGCGGCGAAAGAGGCCACGGAACGGCTCCGCAGACGGGCACGCTGATCATGGAAAGGCGAGTATCGCAATCAAGCAAACCAGCTTCCGGTTACTTCACGAAGGAGAAGACGGATATCGAGTTCATTCCGTCCGGGTGTCGGTTGCTTGATTGTGTGCTCGGCGGCGGTTGGGCGCTTGGTCGTGTTGCTAACATAGTCGGCGACAAAAGTTCTGGCAAGACGCTGTTGGCAATCGAGGCCATGTCAAACATGGCTAAGACATACCCCAAGGCCCGTATCTGTTACAGGGAGACCGAGTCGGCGTTCGAGAAGAACTACGCCGCCGCGCTCGGGCTTCCTTTATCCAAGGTCGATTTTGGCAAGAAGGGGCAGTTTGAAACTGTTGAGGACTTGTTCGAGGATTTGACTGGGGAGTTGGAAAGGCTGGAGAACAGCAACCGTCCGGGGCTATACATTCTCGATTCGCTGGACGCATTGTCCGACCGGGAGGAAATGAAACGGAAGATCGACAAAGGCTCGTTCGGGCTGGAGAAACAGAAGCTTATCGGTCGTCTGTTCCGTCAGAAGGTCAGGAAGATCGAAAGTGCCCGTATCTGTTTCTTCGTGATCAATCAGGTGCGGGACAAGATCGGCGTCATGTTCGGGGACAAGTACACCCGTACAGGTGGCAAGGCGTTGGATTTCTATGCGTCACAGGCTTTGTGGTTGTCTCATATAGCGCAGATAACAGAAGAGTTCCGGGGGCAGAAGCGTGTAACTGGCGTCCGGATCAAAGCAAAGGCAAAAAAAAATAAGATCGGGCTCGCACATCGGGAATGTGAGTTCGTGATCCGATTCGGGTTTGGGATCGACGACTTACAGGCAAGTGTGGAGTTTTTGCATAACGTAAAACGACTAAGCGTCCTGACGAAAGAGAAGCCGGGGGATTTTCTTACGGACATGGACGAAGCGACGGACGCGGAATACACTAGTATGGTTCAACAGGCTGGAGATTTGGCGGAACAGGAATGGAGAACTATAGAACGTAGTTTTTTGCCAAATCGAAGCAAGTATTGAGGTAGTAGTTATGGTTGAGGTGTGGAAAAGTATTCCTGGATTTTCTCGATATGAGGCTTCAAATTTTGGAAGAGTGCGTCGTAATATATTAGTTGTTATTGGGAGAGGAAGAAGGGCTCACGCGGAAATAGCGCTGCATCAGACATTTGCTCCACCATATTTTAGAGTTAGTGTAGTCGATGATTTAGGAAGGTGGCGGTGTTCTCGTGTTCATGTTTTGGTTGCTCTTGCTTTTTGTGGGCCTAAGCCCTCCCCTAGACATAATGCCTTGCATGAAGATGACGATTCAATAAATAATAGTAGCTATAATATAAGATGGGGAACTAAGCGAGATAATGCTTTGGATGCTATCAGAAATGGCAGGGCTAGTTTAGGATCAAGCCGAAGTAATGCAGTGCTTTCGGTAAAATCTGTTACTAATATCAGGGGACGAGTCAAGGAAGGTGAGAGTTTCTATAGATTAGCCAAGGAATACGGCTGTAGCAGTGCAACTATACGAAGTGCTGCTATAGGAAAGTCGTGGAAGTATTTGCCGGGGGCCTGCAAGATCAGGAGGGGTAAATGACCCGTTCTAATTTACTACGAATTGATAACCCGTGCGAAGTACTAGGGCATTGTATTGTGATCAGGAGAGACGAGAAAACCGGCTGGTGGAACGTGTCTTGTCTGTGTGGTTACAAGACCGTCATTCATCCCGGTGTTAGGATTGGGCAGTCAGCTCGTTTTTCTACTATTAGAGAGACGTGTTGATGGTGAACTCCAAGCAAAAGGGCGGTTCGTTCGAGCGAAAAATTTGTAAGCAGCTCTCGTTGTGGATCACGGATGGCAAGCGGGATGACGTGTTCTGGCGAAGTGCAATGTCAGGCGGGCGGGCCACGGTGCATGGAAAGAAGAACCGGCAGGCAGCGGATATTTGTGCGGTCCAAGTTGAGGGTAATCAATTTGCAGATGATTTTATTGTTGAGGTCAAGCACTACGCGGAACTAGAGTTTTTTGGGATGTTGCAGGGGACTGGTAAACTTTATAGGTTTTGGGAGATAGTAAAGGGTTTAGCTGTATCTCGTGAAAAATTTCCTATGCTTATTTGTAAGCAGAATTATTTACCTGAATTTGTTTTATTATCTAAAGCCGTACTTCCACGTTTGGGACTAATTGAAAAGGATTGTTGCGGGTCATTTCCTAGATATGGGGTTTACATAATTCATTTGAGTACCATGATGAAAGTTGGGGACGCTAATGAATTGTGGAAACCTTTAGTTGATTGGGATACATATGAAATAAGTAATAAAGGCAGATTGCGACATAGGATTATGGGGGGATCGGGTTATAGTAAGTCAAAAATTGTGGGGGGGATGGCTTATGTTTCTACGTTAAAACGGGGGGTTCATCTTCAGGAGGATGGGCGAAAGTTGCAAGTCTCTATGGCTTCGTTGGTTCTAAATAGTTTCGTAGGGCCTCCCCCTACTGAGTATGGAACAGGGAAAGGTTGTTCTTTAGCAAGGCATCTTGACGACTGTGAGTGGAATAACACTTTGAGGAATCTGGCGTGGGGAAACAAGTCAGATAATACACAGGACGCCATAAAAAACGGAAGACGTGTTTATATCACGTCTAACGAGACCCGAGAAAAAATAAGGCAAAGTTGGGTTCGTCGTAGAGCTAAGGCAGATGAAAGTAATAATGGCGCTTCTTTGGAGAGGAGGGTGAGCAAGTGATACTTCTCACGTCTGACATCCACCTGAACGATAAGCCGCTTGACGCATACCGGTGGGATTTGTTCCCATGGCTCAAGGAACAGGTCCGCAAGTACAAGGTGGACACGGTTGGGATATTGGGCGATCTGACGGATGCCAAGGACAGGCATAGCGCAGTTGTCACCAACAAACTAGCGGATGGGGTTCACTCCCTGACGGAAGACGCCGACGTGTTGGTGCTCAAGGCCAACCACGACTACATCGACAAGGAATGGCCGTTCTTTCGCTTCCTCCGGAACATGCCTCGCGTCGATTACATCAGCGAGCCCACAGCATTGCCCGGCAATATTCTGGCGTTGCCGCATACAAACGACTATGAAAAAGATTGGGCGGAGTTCGACTTCACGAAATACTGGTTGATCCTGTGTCATCAGACTTTCTCTGGTGCTCGGAGCGAGAACGATACGCAGCTTAGGGGCGTGCCGCCGTCTGTGTTCGCCGGGATCAAGGCGCAGGTCTGGAGCGGGGATATTCACGTTCCGCAGCGGGTCGGCAAGAATATCGAATACGTAGGATCGCCCTATCGGGTCCACTTTGGTGACGTGTATATTCCGCGTGTGGTCCTGCTGGAAGATGATCTCAAGCCGCGTGACTTGCACTTTCCTTGTATCAATAGACACGTCGTTGATATTCAAGGAGAATGGGGAAGCCTGCCCAAGTTCGCCAAGGGTGATCAGGTCAAGGTGCGGGTGCATCTTCCGCGGTCGGAGTTTTCGGAATGGCCCAAACTCCGAGAGACTATTCGCAAGAACTACGAAGAACTGGGGTGGCAGCTTTGCGGGCTGGAATTATTAGCTACTCCTGAAAAGATCAAACGGCGCAAGTCGGGTGAGATCAGCACGACGCGGATTGACGAGGGTGAAATCCTGATGGCGTTCATCGAGAAGAATAAGCTGGAAAAGGAATTGGCGGCTTTCGGGCAAAGCGTGCTGAAGGAGGGGGGATAATGTCCGACCTGATATTCGATAGTCTTGTTCTAGACGATTTCAAATCGTTTTCCGGACATCATGAGATCGTGCTCGATCTGGAGCCCGGCCTGTACTTTGTCGCGGGTGACAATCAGGACGAGCCGGAGCTAGGCTCCAATGGCGCGGGCAAGTCCACTTTGTTTGACGCGATTATCTGGTGCCTATTTGGGGATACGATCAGGGATTCCCGACCGGCCGATGCCGTCAAGAGCTGGAACGCCAAAGGCAGCACGACCAAGGTCATGTTGAAGTTTGGTCGTGACAAAGACGTGTTTTTACTTACACGTCAACGCAATCCTAACAGCATCAGGTATTCGGGTCCGGGATGTACGGACCACGAGATTGCGCAGGAAGCCATTCCCCGGATATTGGGACTATCAGAAGAGGCTGTTCGCCGTACGATCATTCTGGGTCAGTTCGGCAGGATGTTCCTAGATATGTCGCCGTCGGAACAGACGGCGCTATTCAGTGAAATCCTGTCATTGGAAAAATGGATCGGTGCCGCGAACAGGTCCGTAGAGATCGGCAAGGATGCAGGCAAGAAGGCCGAGGCCCTGAAGCAGACCGCCGCTAGGATTGCGGGCAACAGGGAGGCTCTGGAAGCCACGAGGAAGAGCACGGAAGCCCAACGGGATAAGTGGGAGGCCGAGCAAAAGGACAAGATCGGGGATATGCGGGAGGCATTTAAGGGGCTGAATAGCATACTCGCAAAGCTGACGGCTGAAAAGGTCGCCAAGCCAAAGGACGTGAGTTCCGACGCATTGGACAAGGCCCGTGAAGCTCTTCGGGAATACGAGAAGACGGTCAACAAAGCAAACCGGGTCGTGGAGGACTTACAGCGGCAGGAGAAGCAGTTACGCGACCGGCTAGAAACGTTGCATCAAGCCAAACAGGACAAGACGTGTCCTGAATGTAAACAGGTCATGCCTACAGGAATTGTAGTTGGCAAGATCAAGGAGGCAGATTCCGAGATCGCTAGTATCCGGGAACAGATCGTGGAGAAATCCAAGATCGCAACCGAGACTAATAAGAAGCGGAAGTTGCTGGAGAATGAGTTTACTAAAGCGGGATCGGAATACAACCAGCGCAATCGTGGCTTTGGGCAAGCGTTCGACGCATACAGCAAATGGAAGAGCAAGGTTGACGTAGCGCAACGCAATCTGGAAGCGGCTGGCGAACTATTGGAGGAAATGGACAAGGCAACCAATCCACACGAGACTATGTTGCAGCGGATTGGCAAACAGCTCCGGACGATCAAGGTGGAAGAGGCCGAAGCGACCAAGGACCTTCGGGGGCATGAGAAGCAACAGGCGTTCGGGGAATACTGGAGCAAGGTGTTCAAGGAAATCCGTCTGTCGTTACTGGACGAAGCTTGCAGGGAATTGGAAGTGGCCGCGACGCAGCACGCCGAGCGGTTGGGCTTGATCGACTGGAGGATTGAGTTGCATACGGAGCGGGAAACCAAGTCCGGGACTGTTAGTCTGGGCTTCCATGCGCTCCTCTATCCTGCCGGGTCCAGCAAGCCGATTGATTTCAAGTCGTATAGTGGAGGGGAAGTGCAGCGGCTTCAGCTCGCGACCGCGTTTGGTTTGTCTGAAGTCCTGCTGGCCCGTGCGGGTCTGACGCCAAATTTATTGTGTTTGGATGAACCGACGCGAGGGATGTCAGAGCAGGGGGTGGGTTGTCTTTTGGAGTGTTTGAGAGACATTGCACAGCAACAGCAAAAAGCGATATGGTTTGTAGATCATCACAGTCTTGGTAGTGGTGAGTTTGCGGGTACTATAAAAGTTGAGAAAAAGAATGGGCGAAGCAAGATATATCTCTAAGGAAGAGTGGAAGCCTATTCCGGGGTTTGACGGCTATTTCGCTAGTTCACTAGGACATATTAAGAGTTATAGACGTTCTAAGAAAGGACGGATTCTTACTATTTCAAAAAATGGGTATCATGTGTCAGGTGCATTGGGTTCCACTGTTTCTGTAGCTATGCTAGTTTTGTTGGCTTTTGTTGGTCCCCCTCCAACTCCTTACGGAAATAGGAAGGGTTGTTCGCTTGCTCGTCATCTGGACGATAATCCGAAACATAATTGGTTGACTAATCTGGCATGGGGGGCGCACAAAGATAATACACAGGATTCTATAAGAAACGGGACTAATGGGGCGGGTTCTAGTTCTAGAAAGATGTCAGGATTGAAACAGACGGGACAAAAACGTCCGGGGGCTTCAGAGTCGAATAGGCGGCGTGGTAGGCTATCCTCAGAAAGTCGAGCTAAGATAGCAGCGTCCTTGCGTTCGTGGTATATTCAGAATGGATGGCGTGGACGGTCACCAGCCGCTACCCCTTGACTGCCCTTACCATTTTTGATAAAGGCATTTCCTCGTGCGCCACAACTGCGTCCGAATCTCCGAAAATTCTACCAGTCATCGCTCTTGAACAAGGCGAATGTGGCGCGTCTTTCGCGAAAGAGATAAGGAGAATTGACTATGGCAACCAAGAAGAAGGCAACGGCCCGACCAGAGACGACGCAAAAGAGGCAATCGCTCAGGAATTCGTCAGGGTCATTGCGCAGGACCCCGTAAACAAAGCGGGTGTTCCTGCTGCACAGGAATGCGCCTTTGCAGCCATCGACGCACTTTCCGACATTGAAGCCGGGCATAGCATAAACTACCCCATCTTCGGCATGATCGGGTACACGCTGGATAAGTCGATTATCAGCGTCAATGTAAGCATTCAGATTCAGTCAGCACAGTAAAGCAAGATGACACTACGCGCGACATTCGTCACGAACATTCTCGGCACCGTTACATTCTGCTATGAAGGCGTGCCGCGAAGCTATTTGCCAGCGGGGACATGCGCGTACATTTACGGCAATGACAGACAGGGCGCGCCGACCATAGAATATCAAATAACCGGGCTTATGTATGTCTGCCCGTGCGGGTGCCAAGGAGTGGGATCGCTTCCGTTCTATAAGTACGACAATCACGATGCGTGGAATTGGAACGGGAGCCAATTAAGCCCAACTTTAACGCCTAGCATCCTGCGCAAGAAGACGTGTGGTTGGCATGGGTATTTGACTGACGGTGAATGGCGAGTTTAACGACTTGTTAAAAGCTAATAGAGGGATTTCAGTATCGTGGGTTTGAAGAGGAGGGTAGCAAGAACCAAGCCCCCAGTTCCAAATAAGGGGAAGACCGTCAAGAATTCGCATACATCCCCAAGGGCGATCATTCATCAGGCGAAGATAGCCGAGGCTCTTGAGTACCGTCGCATGGGCCACTCCTATCCCAAGATCGGGGAGGCCATGAAGATGACGGCCACCTACGCTTATAATCTGGTGAGCGAGGGCATGGAGCAGATGGTGGAAGAGCCAGCTCAGGCCGTGCTCGAAATGGAGCTGCATCGACTGGACGAAATGCAGGCTGCGGTGTATCCCGACGCAGTAGCAGGCGATCACTCGGCCATCAATTCGGTTCTGCGCATACAGGAGCGACGCGCGAAGTTGATGGGCTTCGATACGATCAAGTTTGAGGGCCGGATGCAGACCGAGCATACCGAGACCAAGAAGATCGAGGTCATTCATTACGTCATTGTCGATCCACAAGAGAGTGACGACGATAAGCTGATTGACGTAACACCTCACACCATTCAGTAGTTTCCCTGTCATGCAGCGTCGTGTGTCTCAGCAATCGAATGTTCTCAGCCCACCGGTTGCACGGGTGTTCAAGCCCTTGCTTGTGCCACGCCGGTTTAAGGGGGCGCACGGCGGACGCGGTTCGGGGAAGAGCCATTGCTTTGCGACGATGATGATCATGGATTGTATTCGTCGTCACACGCGGGGGGTTTGTCTGCGCGAGGTGCAGAAGTCCATCAAGGACTCGGTCAAGCAGCTCCTAGAAGACAAGATCAAAGAGCATGGCCTGTCAGACCGGTTTCTGATCACCCGCGAAGAGATACGGGGTCCGAACGATTCGTTGGTCGTGTTCAAGGGTCTTCAGACCATGAACGCAGTCGATATCAAGTCGATGGAGGGTTTCAATCGGGCTTGGTACGAAGAGGCGCAAGCTTTGTCCGTGGGGTCCGTTGATACGGCTGTGCCTACGTTCCGGAAAGACAGCGAGCAATGGTTTAGCTGGAATCCGTGTTCGCCTAAAGATGCAGTCGAAAAGCATTTCAACGGCAACGAGGGCGATCCCGATTTCGTTAGCGTCGAAGCGAACTACCACGACAATCCGTGGTTCCCCGACGAACTTCGCCGGGATATGCGCCGCGACCGTGTAAGAGACCCGGATAAATATGCGCATGTGTGGCTAGGCAAATACGCCAAGCGGTCGCAAGCGCAGGTCTTTCACAACTGGAAGATCGAAGAGTTTGAAATCCCCCGTGGTACGCAGCGGTTCTACTATGGCGCGGACTGGGGCTACGCCAACGACCCGACCGTGCTGGTGTGTTGCTTTATAGTCGGCAACAAGCTTTACGTGCATCAGGAAGCGTGGGCGGTCGGTTGCGAGATCGACCATACACCACGGTTGTTCGACACAGTGACCGGCGCACGCAAATGGTCGATCACGGCGGACAGCTCACGCCCTGAGACTATTTCGTTCATGAAGCGGCAGGGATTCAATATCAAGCCCGCGCTCAAGGGTACGGGCTCGGTCGAAGACGGTATCGAATTCCTCAAGTCCTACGACATCATTGTGCATCCCCGGTGCACGAAGACCATCGAGGAAATGTATGATTACTCATGGAAGATCGACGATCACACGCAGGAAGTGCTTCCTGTTCTGGAGGATAAGAACAATCATGTCATCGACGCGCTTCGTTATGCGGTGGAAGGCATTCGCCGTGGCGGCACCAAGATACCGGAAGGCGCTATGAGTTGGGCGGCGGAATCGCAGTCCCGATACATGCGAAAGTATTGATATATGTCCCTGAAGCGACGGATCACGTCTGTACGTTCACCACAGGTGACGAGCGTGCGCGTAGGCCGTCGACCGGAGATAACCGAACTTGCGGGCGCGACTTCCGAGCGAAGTCGCAAACCCCCCCTTGAGGCCGAAGCCGCAGTAGCTCCCGCCCGCAAGCCTACCAAGATATCCGAAGCATTGCAGGCGTTCGCACGTCACAAGCCATCGGAAAGTCCGATCCCGCTGGAGGACGTATTTCGTCCGTACAGCCCGCCGCCCATGGTCGTGCCGGAGAACTGGAAGCCGCCAGAGCTGGCGCAGGACGAGGTTCCATTCATTGCGAGTACATGGGCTGCTGGCGCTCTCTATTCCATGTACGCGGAAGGTTTGTTCTTCCTAGGCTATCCTGTACTTGCGGAAATGGCGCAACGGCCGGAATACCGCCGCTTCGCTAGTGTGATCTCGACTGAATGCACCCGCAAATGGATTGAGCTGCAATCGACTGGCGAGGAAGACGACAAGGCGCAGAAGCAGCGCAGCAAGAAAATCCGCAAGATCAACGCCGAACTCGACCGCTTGCGCGCAAGAGATCGTTGCCGCGACTGGGTGGAGTCCGACTTGTTAATGGGCCGTTCACATTTGTTCCTTGATGACGGGAGTTGGGACAAGCCTGACGAATTGAAGACTGGTATAGGCGACGGCACCGATAAGGCGTCCAAGGTCAAGGTCGGCAATAAGAAACATTTCCTCCGCGCGCTCCGGAATGTGGAAGCGGTGTGGACCTACCCCAACGATTACGACACGTCCAATCCGCTGTCCCCTTCGTGGTACAAGCCACGCCAATGGTGGGTGATGGGCAATCTCGTGCATTCGACGCGATTGCTCACGATGGTAGGACATCCTGTCCCTGACCTGTTGAAGCCAGCCTATGCGTTCGGCGGCATCAGCATGTCGCAACTGACCAAGCCTTATGTGGACAACTGGCTGGACACAAGGCAAGCGGTCACGGACATTATCAAGTCGTACACGACATGGATACTTGCGACCGATCTCGACACGACGCTTCAGGGCGGCGCCAACGACATCCAGGCGCGGGTTGAGTTCTTTATCAATTGCATGAGGAACCTAGGCATCTTTCTGGTCAACAAGGAACAGGAAGAGTTCAACAACGTGGCCGCGCCGCTTAGTGGATTGGATAGTTTGAAGGCGCTGGCTCACGAAGATTTATGCAGCGCGTCAGGACTTCCGGTAATCAAATACATGGGCATTCAGCCTGCGGGGTTGAATGCGTCCAGTGAAGGGGAAATACGGACGTTTGAGGACTGGACGAACGCCTATCAGGAACGGACGTTGCGCGAGCCGTTGACCCGGATCATAGGTTTCATTCAGCTTAGTTTGTTTGGCGAGGTCGACGAAGATATCACGTTCCGGTTCGTGCCGCTTCATACGATGACTGAGCTGGAAGAGGCACAAATACAAAAAGCCAAGGCTGATACTGACGCAGAACTGATAGAGGCAGGCGTGCTCAATGCTGAAGAAAGCCGACGCCGGATCGCCAACGACCCAGATTCGGACTATCAGTCGCTAGACGTGTCCGATGTTCCCGAAGCTACCCCGGATGAACAGGCGGAAATGGCGAAGATCGCGGCTGGCGGCGCAGCGGGCGGAAAAGAGGCCCCGGAAGCCTCTGGGAAGGGGGCTGAAGGCCCGAAACCCAAAAAGCTTGGTAAGATAGGGGGTGCGGGTTTGCCCGCACCAGCGGCCAAGGCTAAGGCTCCCACGGCCAAGAAGGCGGCTTGATATGTTTTGATGGAGTTTCCATCGAAGGGTTATAGTCATGTTCGCCAACATTCCCGACCTTGCCCGGATGCTGCGCAATTTCGCGTACAGGCTGCGGGTGCCTTATCAGCAAGTCGATGATCTGGTGCAAGAGACGTTGTGCCGAATGTGCGAGAACGCTCACAGGTTCGACGGCGCAAATGAAAATGCATGGGCCGCAACCATCATGATCAACCAGTGGCGTTCGCAACAGCGTCATTACATGATCGGTCTGCGTAAAGGCATTCATGGTGATAGCGAGATAGGTTACGATGTGGCCGGTCCGGACGATCCGTTTGTGGTCACGCTCCTGCATCAAACTCTGGACGCCATGGAAAAGCTTAACGTCTATCAGCAGGACACGATTGCGCTCCGGGCGTTGGAGTACACCTACGAAGAGATTGCGTCGCTGATGGGCGTGGCGGATGGGACTAGCAAGTCACGTTATGCCCGAGGGATCGAACAACTGGAGCGGCTGACCGATGGCGAAGCAAAAGAAGACGCTCAAGTCCGTGCAGCCAAACGTGGGTCTCGCGCTTGCGTACAAAAGAAAGATCAACGCCGTGCTCGACCAGATGCACCGGGACGTGTTGAGCCTGATCCGGAAGACCTACGAAGAGCAACAAGAGAACTTAACGATTGGTGCAGACACGAACTTAGCCCAAGACATTTCGCCAATTTCTGCGCTGAAGAAGGCCATGGCGGAACTCGGCAATCGGTGGCTGAAGCGGTTTGATCGACTATCACAACAGCTTGCGGAATACTTCGCCAAGGACGTGAAGAACCGTAGTGACCGCGATCTCCTCCGCATCCTGCGAAAAGCCGGGTTCACGGTCAAATTTCATGTGACCGATGGAATGCAGAATGCGCTGGACGCAACCGTTGCGGCCAATGTCAATCTGATCAAGTCCATTCCGCAGCAGTATCTTTCGCAGGTGGCGGGCTCGGTCATGCGCTCTGCGCAACAAGGCGGCGATCTGCATCAACTGGTGAAGGATATCAAGCGCATTGCCGGGGTTAGTCAACGGCGCGCAGCCTTGATAGCGCATGACCAGACCCGCAAGGCGACTGCAGCCATGCTCAAGGTCCGTTATCAGGAAAACGGGATCACGGAAGCGGTGTGGCGGCACTCTGGCGCGGGCAAGGAACCAAGACCTAATCATTTGCGTTGGGGTCGCGAGCGGAAGCGATATGTTATCGCCAAGGGGATGTGGGACAAAGACGCGAACGGTAAAGGCAAAGGCGCGTGGATACAGGCAGGCGAATTGTGTAATTGTCGTTGCACAAGTAGCCCCGTGATCCCCGGTCTGGGATCGGCAGTGGAACAATCACGATGGAGACCATGATGGTTGACGATAACAAAGAAGCAGACGGCAAGCCGCTGGAAGGCGATCTTGTTGAACACAATGCATCGGACGACGCGCTTATTGGTGAAGCGGAAGGTTTCGACCACGGCGACCACGGTGATTACGGCGAAGTGTTCGGCGAGCTGAAAACATCAATTGACGGCATCGACAAACGGCTCACGGCGCTGGAGAACACGACCGATCACATTTCGGATCGTCACGTAGCAGACGAAACAGAAACGAATGCCGCCGCCGATAAGAACGTGGCGGACCGAAAGGCTCTTGCCGACAGGAAAGCGGCCGAGAGCAACAAGGAAGCGTGGAGCACGTCCGTCAACGGCCTCAATGGCCGGATCGACAGCCTGACCAAACGGGTCGAAGAGCACGAGAACCGGACGAAGACCGTCAACATCGACGAATACAACGCCCGGATGACGGCGCTCGAAAAGGAATGCGCCTTCCTCCGCACGCACATCATGCAAGGTCGGTAATGCCCCTGAAGAACATACGCACGATGAAGCTGCTCGGCGGCACCTACGGCGTCGGGCAGTTGGAAGCGTTGTTCATGCAACAGCAAGGGGTGGGGAACTATCTCCACCCCGAATTGCGTAAAAGCATTCACCGCGCCCGGAACATGCCCGAGATCAACAAGCCGAAGCCGGAAATTAGTCGAAGTGGCGAGACAGTGAAAGGAATGTTGACATGAAGTTTGCAGCAGTATGGTTTGCCCAGAACGGGCAAAAGATTGAGAGCCATCCTCTGAGTGCAACTACGTTGGCGGCAGCGGAGACCGAAGCGGCGCAGATGCCGACCCCTCCGAATGCGGTCAAGCTTGTAGTTGAACCCGCGCCCGGTTCCACCGGTGGTAGGTAAGTAACAGACGATGAAGCGCAGTCCGAAAGGTTCCCACCCCGGACTGCGCTTCGTTTTCGTTGTGTGGTGATATGACCTTTAGCTTCGACGCTTTCATTGCTACTGATCCGCCTGTGAGCGAACCGCAGCGACGGGCTATGTACGCAGCTCTCAACGGGAAATCGACTATCGGCATTCCTAAGAGCGTCGCCAAGAAGTTTGTTGGGCCGAAAGCGCACGACGCAGGTTTCAACGAGAGTGATCATCCGCGCGGCCAGCCTAAGAACGAGGGACAGTTCGTCAAAGGCAGCGGCAGCAAGTCCGGTGGCGAGAAGCTTGAGCGACGTGTATCCCAGATGCAGCCTGCTCTACGCAAGGGCGGCAAGTTGTTGGGAACCGGCAGTAAGGCTTTGCCCAAGCACATTGCGTCGTTGCGCATTCCGCCTGCATGGACCAACGTCGAATACAATCCGGACGCCAATGCAGCCCTGTACGCGACCGGAAGGGACGAGAAGGGCCGCAAGCAATGTATCTACTCGCAAGCGCATGTGGACAAGCAGTCCGCAGCGAAGTTCGCCAAGATGCGCGATCTCGACAAGAAGTTCTCGGGGATGGAGAAGGAGAATGCCAAGCATCAGCAGTCAAAGAATAAGACAGTCGCTGAATGTGCCGATTGTCTTGCTCTTATCATGGCTACTGGTCTCAGGCCCGGAAGCGACAAGGACACCAAGGCCGACAAGGACGCCTTCGGCGCGTCTACTTTGCAAGGAAAGCATGTGGTCGAAGTACGTGGACAGGTCCGACTACGCTTTACGGCAAAGAAAGGCGTCAGTCTGGACATCCCCGTTGACGATCCAAAGATTGCCACTATGGTCAAACAACGTGCCGTTACCGCTGGACGCACCGGTAAGCTCTTCCCTGTTGTCAACGAGTTCAACTTGCGCGCTCACAGTGACTCGCTCGACGGAGGAGGTTTCACCTCCAAGGACTTCCGCACTCTCATGGGCACACGGACAGCCATGCAGGCTATGAAACTCATGGGACCACCAAGCAACGTGACTAACTACAAGAAGCAGGTGCTCGCCATTGCGAAGCAGGTTGCGGCCAAGCTTGGTAACACCGCTTCCGTGGCTTTGAAAGCTTATATTGACCCGTCGATCTTCGCCGCGTGGCGATTGCAGGCAAAGGTTTGAGCGATGGATGTGAAAGTTACTTACGGCGATGAAATGGGTCCACCGAGCCCTGAAGATTGGGTGGCTGCTCAAATACGTGATTCTTTGATGTCAATCTTGTGTGATACGTCGTGTCGTTCTCGTTATGAGAATGGACGTGTCATTTGGATAGATAAAGCCGACCTTGACGACTACATTCCGTTGCCATTTCCGCCGCGCGAGCATGGTGTATGACGCAAGCTTTCGATCTGCCCTGTCATGGACGCGCTGGCGGCATTCACTTTTGGGCAATCGGTGAGAAGACGCCTTGTGCGGAATGCCAGTACTGTGGGGTCATGCTTTCCGAGAACATGACCATGCGATTGCTGATCCGGCTCGACCGGGCTTACTCGCAAGTAGCGCAACAATATCCGTGAGGTAAACACATGGCGTCAGCAGCAGTTCAAGCATTAGCCGATGACGCACGGAAAATCCTAGCAGGACAGCCGTCGCTTGGTGGGAACATCTGCGGAGATTTCGGCGCGGACGGTGTGGTTTATCTCTACGGCCAGAACAACACGGTTGCGGTGCTGAATGCACCAGCAGCGGCGGATTGCACAATTGCCCTGAGCCTAACGGAACTCGCTGACCTAGAAGGCGGTGCGTCAATAGTGTGGGCCGTCATTTGGGGGGAAGTGACGATCACCGGAGACATGGACCTAGCCAAGAAATTAGGCGGGTTGATCCAAGCCGCAGCGCAACAATCTCTGTGAGGTAAACAACCATGCACGTCATTCTCATAATCGTGGTCCTGTTGTTTCTGTTCGGCGGTTTGGGCTGGCATCAGGGCTGGTATGGTGGGCAACCTCCGACGCAACCCGGACAGCCATGGGGTAATGGTTATTACTATAGCGGCGGCTTGGGATTGGTGGTTATCGTCCTGATAGTTCTGTTTCTGTTGGGATATCTCTGACGTGTTCAACAAAGGAGACTTGTCATGAAGTTCATTGCATTGTTTGTCGTGGCTGCGCTGCTTTCGGCTTGCGCCGGGGGCGTGACCGGATCGTTGGCCGACCGTAACTTCGCCGTAAAGGCTACTGTCGCCAAGGACGGCGTGATTCTCGGCGGCTCGATAGAGGCGCATTGAGTTATGTGGGGAGTGGTTCCGATCAGTCATGAGCTGCTCCTCAACATAATTGCATGGTGGGCTGTTGACGCGGCAATAACCGGGCTGTTCTTTCTCTACTTGTGGCGCACCAAATGAATTACGATCCGCTCCCTGACGTACACATTGGCGACGCCAGCAATCCATTGCCTGACTGGCGCAAGGCCAAGTTGCCGGAAACGGATGACGAAGACGCGCCGTTGTTCGACGATGAAACATTGACGGCGTTGCTTGGCTTCAATCCGAATGAGCTGGAGGACGAGCCGACCAAGGATGAACAGCCCCGGATTGCCGGAGGTGTTGTGCTGTTCGCGCCTGACGGCAAGGTGTTGCTTCTAAAGCGATCCAATCTGGAAAAGAACTATAAAGAGCACTGGTCGTTGCCGGGTGGAAAAGGCGAGGACGGCGAGGACGCAGAAACAGCGGTCACGCGCGAATGCAAGGAAGAGACCGGTCATAGCCCGACGCAGCTACGGTTGCTGTCGCAAAATGAAACGCCGAATGGAATGCTCTTTCATACGTATGAGTCACCAGTCGATCAGCCGTTTGCTCCAAAGTTGAATGCAGAGCACACGACACATGGCTGGTTTAGCCCTGACAATTTGCCGAAGCCTTTGCATCCTGCGGTCGCGGAAACGTTGCGTAGTCGAAGTCATCATGCGCGTGATTCCTATGCGATAGATCACAAGTCCGTGCGTTCCTATTCCGACGATGGGCATTTGCATGTTTCGACTACGCCTATCAGCAAGGCGAATATCTGCCCCTACTTCGGACGGGAGATACCAGACGGCGACAAGATGGGGCTGGAGCCTGGTCGCATATACTGGTTGCTGCGCGATCCGGACGAGCTGAAGAAGGCTGCGGACACGTTCAACAATCTGCCGTTGCTGTCCAAACACATTCCCCTGACGGCGGATACGCACAATGACGTGCTTCAGGAACAACCGGACCTAGTGATCGGATCGACCGGCACCGATTCCAGTTTCGATGGCACGTATCTCAACAATTCTCTGTCCGTGTGGCCCCGTGAGGCGATCAACGACATTGAGAGCGAGGAGAAGCGGGAATTGTCCTGCGCTTACCGGTACAGCGCCGAAATGAAGCCGGGCATTTACAAGGGCGTCAAATACGATGGCGTCATGCGGAACATCCGGGGCAATCACGTGGCCTTGGTGAAAGCTGGCAGGGCTGGCGACGATGTGTTGGTCAGCGATAGCAAACCGCATATCTGGGATTTCAAACGTTTCCGATGAAACTACAGGTCTGGCATTGTGTGACGTGCAGACACTACGCTGTAGGGATCGACGGTATATTCCTGTGTGACTACTGCTGCACGGCATGGCGTGGGGCGATCAAGATAAAGCTTAGTAAGCAAGCAGCTCGCCTGTTTCGGCTTATTTTGTTGAAACCGGCGTTGGTGACGCAGGACGATATATTTGAATCGGTTTATGGTGACGACCCAGATAATAGTCCGGATTACGCTTACAATTGCATACGAGTTCTGATTCATCACATGAAGTCCCGGTTCGCGGAAATCGGTGTTGAGCTGCGCAGTCGGCACACTCTGGGATATGAGCTGATCGACCTGTGGAAAGAGAACAAGAAGGCCGCATGAGCGATCCGCGCAAGGCCAAGACGCTGCAAGAAGCCAGCGCAAATGGCGACGGCACTTATAATGGCGCGCGTGCGTTGTCATGGCTTTCTGAAGCACTTCACCCCGGCAAAGGTGTGTCGGAAGAGGAAGTGCAAGAAATGTGGAAAAGAGTGAAGGCTAAGGCCGACGCTAAAAAATCAGGTAAGTAATTCCGAGTTTCGCCGGTAAGTGAGGAACGGCGGAAGGCCAAGGCACGAGAGCCTTTAATCCTCGCGCACTCTCCCAATAGAGGACTACACATGACCAAGCAAACGGTCAGTGCGAAAGCACTGCTCGCTCGCGGCGCGTTGATGACGTTTCTCGCGCCTCGGCTAGCGCAAGACGCCGAAATTGATCTCGGCAAGTTGCTGCGCGGAATTACTGACAAGAATTTCAGCCGGAAGAAAGCAACGCTCGCGGACAACATCGTCCGCGCGTGTGACGGCAAGCTGGCGCAGGACGCCACGCTTGAGGACATGACCGAGTTGCTGGACGCGTTGGAGAATGAAGAGGTCGAAGCCGACGCAGCTCCAATGGAGACCAAAGAGAACGCCGCCCTGCCGAAGAACGACCGGGAAGACGAATCTTTGGACGAGAGCCCGAAATACGCCGAACTCCGGAAGCATCTGGAAACGAGTGGCGCGGACGCTGAAATGTTGAAGGCGTGCGACGCGATCATGGGTCATACCGCGCGTGACGAGTCCGAAGAGGACAAGGAAGGCAAGAAGGAAGGAGAGGACGAGGACAAAGAGGACGATAAAGACAAGGAAACAAAGGAAGGTAAGGACGGCAAGATGAAGGCCAAGGACAAGTGGCCCCCGGCTAAAGATAAGACGCCGGAGAAGCAGCCGCCCGGTCTCGACCGCAAGGCGATGGACAGCGCCATTAACACTGCCGTCAACAGCGAGCGCGAACGCGCCCGTGCAGTCCGGGAAGCTGAAAACTACGTGCGCCCGACCGTGGGAGATATTGGCATCGCCTGTGACAGCGCTGAAGACGTGTATCGGGCTGCGCTTGATTCCATGGACGTGAATCACAAGGGCAAGCACGCCGACGCCCTCCGGGATATTTTCGACGCGCATGTAGCGGCGCGCGGAAATCGCACTCGTCGCTACGCAGAAGATTCCGCAGCCGACAAGGGTTCTGCTTCTGGCTTTGCCAGCCGGTTCCCCGAAGCCGGTCGGATCGGCTTCTAATCGGCCAATCGCCAGAAAGGTATGAACAATGACTGACCTGCAAACTCAGGTTTACGTCCAGCCCTCCCCGGCTGTAGAAGGTGACTTTGCCAGCGCCAATCCTCGGTTCTCGGTATTGTCCGGACCGTTCGCGCTTCAAGCGGGAGTGTCGGGCATCACCATCGCCCGGTTCGTGTGGTGGCAACCGACGCCGCTCGACCCCAACGAAGCACCCAGAGTCGTCAACAACTACGGCGCCGGTCCGGTTACTGGTTTCGTGTCCCGTCGCATGGGTGCGGCACTGATTCAGACCTACCTGCAGTCCAACTCCATGCTGATCCCTGCCGGGTTCCCGGTTACGGTGATGAATGGCGGCGACTTCTGGGTCCGCAACTACGGTGCGGGACAGGCGCTCCTTGGACAGAAGTGTTACGCCGACCTGCTCACTGGCAAGCCAAGCTTTGCAGCGACGGCATCCCCGTCGACTTCAAGCTTCACCGGCGTTATCGCAGCCGAAACCTCCAGCGTCACCGGCTCGATAACCGACAACATCCTGACGGTCAGCGCAGTCAGTTCTGGCACGCTCTACGCAGGAACGACCATTAGCGGCACCTACGTTGCAACCGGCACGCAGATCAACTCGCAGCTCACACCGTTGCTGGCCGGAGAGGCGTTGGGGGGCATTGGCCGTTACTACGTGTCGATTGGCGAACAGATTGTCGCGTCCACGACCATCAGCGGCACTTACGGGCAACTTACGGTGTCGGCACTGACTGGTAGTGTCGTTATTGGCGGTTTGCTAGGCGGCGGCAGTTACACCGGCCCGGCAGGCGTCTACATCACTGCGGGTATCAGTGGCACAGGCGGGACTGGCACCTATGTCGTGAGTAACAACACGGCGGTTGGTTCCGAAGCCATGACGGCAACTACCAATGTGGAGACCAAGTGGATCGCCATGTCGTCCTGCGCCAACAACGAACTCATCAAAATATCAGATCATCCTCTTGGTTGATAGCTGAAGAAAGGAACGTCTGAACAATGACTACGCACGTAAAACCCATCGGACGGCACGAAGCCCGTGCCTTGTGGGCTGCGGATGCTGCTTTCTTCAAGCGATACGGCATCCATTTCGACGGGGCTTCTTCCTATATGCCGGAGGAGTTCAAGCACAACTTCGATATGGCATGTGACGCACAGCCAGCATTGTCGTCCGTGACATCGGCGGGCATCCCTGCCTTCTTCACGACTATGGTCGATCCCGAACCTATCCGGGTCGTGTTCGCTCCCAACAAGGGCGCGGAAATTCTTGGCGAGGCCAAGAAAGGAACATGGATCGACGACACGTTGATGATGCTCTTCGTCGAACACGTCGGAGAAGTGACCGGTTACGGCGACTACGACGAGAGTGGCGGCGCAAACGCCAATGTGAACTACCCCCAACGCCAGCAATTCATCTATCAGACGATGAAGCAGTATGGCGAACGGGAAATAGAACGCGCTGGACAGGGCAAGCTGAGTTGGGTTTCGGAACTCGACATGGCCGCTGCGACTGTCATGGCGAAGTTCTCCAATCTTACATACCACTTCGGCGTGCTCGGGTTGCAGAACTACGGACTGATAAACGACCCCAACCTTTCTTCGCCGCTCACACCGGCGACCAAGACTGGCGGCGGCACGCAATGGTTCACCAGCGCGGGCCTGTCGAACTGCACGGCCAACGAAGTCTACAACGACATCATCACGTTGTGGTCCCAGATGGTGAAGCAGACATTGGGCACAATCGAAAAGACTGCGCCCATGAAGCTGGTCATGTCGCCATCTTCCGCGGTCGCACTGACGTTCACCAATTCGTTCAGCGTGAACGTCGAAGACCTGCTCAAGAAAAACTTCCCGAGTATCAAGATCGAAGAGGACCCACTGTACGGGTCGAACGGTTCTTCGTCCTTGAATGGGCAGGGCATCGGCGGCGGTTACACGCCGGGTATTGCGGCTGGCAACTACGTGCAGTTGATCGCATCGACTATTGAAGGCAAGAAGAACGGCTTCTGCGCCTTTGGCGAGAAGATGCGGACGCATCCGATCATTCGTCTGACATCCAGCTTCAAGCAGAAGGTCAGTGGTGGAACGTGGGGTGCAGTAATTCGGTACCCCATTACATTCGCGTCACTACTCGGCGTCTAACAAACCGGTTCCGGGCTCGACTGCCCCCCGCTCCGGGTCCGGGAACAGCCCGGTCGCATATAATCCCCTCTATGCGACCGGGCACCTTTTTCTTAGCCATTCAACAGGAGGAATAGTTTCATGGCTGAAGCACGTCGCCGCACCAGTGCGGAATCTCATAACGGCAACAACAGGGAAACAGTCTTCGTTGCGTGCCGGGTCATTAACGGGCTCAACATTCAAGTGTCGAAACTCGTCGACCATATGGAAGCAACACCAATGGGGCCGAAGGAAACGAAGATCGGACGCACGGTCGGCAGCATTCGCCTGATCGGACCAAGGACGGCGTTCAAACTCAATCCAAGCACCGACTTCGACTACGTGATCAACGAGGACGTTCCCGCTGATCTGTGGCAGACATGGTGGGAGGAGAACAAGGACACTTCAGAGATCATTCTAAACCGGCTTGTGCTCGCCAGCACCAGCCGTTCGGAGCTGGAAGCCATGTGCCGGGATGCGGGCATGGCGAGGACCGGCATGGAGCCGTTGTCTCCCTCTGGCGACCCCCGCGCGCCCAAAAATGTCGTGCAGGAGGAAGAGCAGGCGAAGAGACAGCACGCAGGCGCGATTTAACACGGTTTTCCGGCCCGTGGAGTGGGGGTTTCGGCCTTTGGCCTGTCTGGATAGCCCGAACCCCTTTCCCTCGCTGTAGGAGGCTTAAAACGGATGTCTTGCGCTGGCGGTGCAATCGCAGTCTTCAATTACACGAATTGGATAGGCCGGTTCCCGGAGTTTCAATCGACTGTCACTCAGCAACAGGCTGAAGAGCTGTTCGTGGAAGCGGGTATGAACCTTGCCAACGACGGGTCTGGACCGGTCGGTAATCCGGCGCAACAGTTGATCCTGCTGAATCTTGTAGTTGCCCATCTGGCGCAGATATATTTCGGCTCGTCCCTGCAACCTGTCAACAATGCGGTCGGTCGCGTCACCAGCGCCGGGCAAGGCAGCGTCAATGTGAGCCTTTCCATGGACGGCGCACAACCGGGGTCTAAGGACTGGTACTTGCAGACAAAATACGGGGCTCAATTTTGGAAGGCTTCTCAACCTTTCAGATTGGCGAGCTACGTTCCCAAGTTCACACGTCGCATGAACCCTTGGGGCCGGGGTATGTGGTGAGCGTCAAATACACGATCAAGGGCGGCGACAAGCTTCAACGGGCGCTGGCGGAAGCCATCGGCAAATTCAAACAGGGGGAAGTGCTTCGGGTCGGATTTCTGGAGAAAGCAAAATATCCGGACGGCACGCCGGTCGCACTGGTTGCCGCCATACAGAATTTCGGTGCTCCGTCTAAGAATATTCCACCGCGTCCGTTCTTCAGCAACATGATCCGTAGCAAGTCGCCAAGCTGGCCGAAAGAAATGGCTACGCTGGCGCAAACGCTGAAGGGCAGCACGGCTGTCCTGACGCAGATGGGCGAACGGATCAAGGATCAGTTGCAACAGAGCATACACTCGACTAACGATCCTCCGTTGTCTCCTAAAACGATAGCAAGAAAGGGATTTTCAAAAACTTTGATTGATACCAAGAAGATGCTAGACTCCGTTGATTATGAGGTGGTGAACCGGTGATGAATACTGGTATCTACGAAAGAAGACGCCGACAAATTGTAATCCGCTAGTCACAAAGGAGACAATACGTCATGTCTGCATATCCGCATCCTGCTTTCAACTATCTCGACACGGTGATTGGCGACCGAAAGGTTCCTTTGTTCCGTCTTACTGGTGGTAGCCCCACCAATGGAACATCCGGAAGTTTTGCAGGCGTTGCCGATACCGGCACATTGCTGTTGACTGACGAGCCGGGGCTTTATTCCAATACCGGCACGCAAGCCTCGCCAACATGGACCCCGGTCAATATTGCCGGGGGCAACGGCAGCAATCAGCCGACCGTTGGCGCTCTTACAGGCCCTGCTAGCACAAGCGTGATAACCATGCAGGGACTTGGGGGCGTCGTTACCCCGAAGAAGTCTGGTAATTTGCTTGTCATGGTCTCTGGCACTATCCAGAGTTCCAGCGGTACGGCTGGCGTCGGCTTGAACTATCAGATTTCCTACGGGACCGGTGTAGTCCCGATAAATGGCGCTGCACTGGTTGGAACACAGGTTGGCCCGACGCAGCAATATACAAACCCGGCGGCAGTCACCGCAGCCGACGTCAATGTGCCGTTTGCAATCCAGTTCCTAATTACCGGGCTTACGGTTGGCACGGCCTACTGGTTCGACATTGCGGCCAAGGCATTGTCTATAACCGGCGCGTCCTTCGCCAACCTGTCCGAAACTATCATTGAAGTCTGATCCGGACGCAGCAAAGCCCACAGGAGATCACCTCATGAAACAATGGCTTGCTGGCCTGTTCCTGTTGCTGTCGTGCGTCTATGCGGCAGCACAGGGGGGTCCGCCACAACCGTTGCCCGCATCGGTGCTGGCGGCGTCAAATCCTATCAGTGCATCGGGCACCAGCGCCAATTGGGCATTCCCTTCGGCATTGACGGCTTTCCCTGCCATTACGGTTCATAATACCAGTTCCAGCGTTACGGTGTATTATGTGTTAGGCGCGGCCAGTTGTACGGCCACGACCTCCGGAACGCCGCTTGCGCCGGGGGCGGCTATTACTGTCTGGACTAACCAGCCATGTATTGCCGTCATTACTGGCGGCAGCTCGGCAACTGTCAATGTGTATCAGTCGAACGGGCCTATTCAGATCGCTTTGATTGGATCAGGGGGAGGGGGTGGCTCTTCTCCCTGTTCGGCTTTCGGCACGACTGCGGGAACGTGCGCGCAGGGAAATGATTCCCGCTTTCCAGCTTCAACAGCTCTGCTTGCGTCCAACAACCTGTCGGACGTTGCCAATGGATACACTGCCCTTGGTAATTTGCATGTTAGCTTGACCAGTGCAAAAACGCTAACAGTTACAAATTCACTGACTTTCAGTGGGACCGATGCTTCGACGCTCAATATCGGCGCTGGTGGCACACTTGGCTCCAATGCTTTCACAAGCACGGCTTATGCTCCGCTCGCCAGTCCCGGACTGACGGGCGTCCCCACGGCTCCTACGGCGACCGTAAACACAAACACGACGCAGCTTGCCACGACGGCTTTCGTGATCGGACAGGGCTACGGCACGGGAACGGGTAACGCCAATTTTGGCACTGCAACCGGAAACACGTCCGGTGACGTTGTGGAAATGGCAAACACAACGACGGGGGTGGCCGACACCGGCACAGCATTCTCATCGCTCGCGACTCTCACCGGATCGCAGACGCTCACAAACAAGACGTTGACCAGCCCCACGCTCACCACTCCAACTTTGGGCGTTGCTTCCGCAACTTCGGTCAACAAGGTGACGATCACTGCTCCTGCTACCGGCTCGACGCTGACCATCGCAGATGGGAAAACGCTCACCATCAACAATACGCTGGCCCTGAGCGGCACAGATTCTTCGACGTTGAACATCGGCGCAGGCGGCACGCTCGGATCGAATGCCTATACAAGTACGGCTTATGCGCCACTAGCGAGCCCGGGCCTGACGGGTACTCCAACGGCCCCTACTGCCGCTGTGAATACCAATACAACGCAGTTGGCGACTACGGCTTTCGTGATCGGGCAAGGTTACGGCACTGGAACCGGCAACGCCAATTTCAGTACAGCGACGGGCAATACATCCGGCGATGTAGTCCAGATGAATAGCACGACAACGGGTATTGCCGATACGGGAACGGCATTCACGAAATTATGCCAAGGCACGGGAACGTCGGGGATCATCTTCAGTACCGGCATAAGTACATGTTCTGTAGATACCAATGCGACTTTAAACTTCGGTACATTATCTCTCGGCGCGAGCGGAACGCTTGGCGCTGTCAAGATGGGCAATGCTACTTCCGGGACGGTAACAATTCAGCCTGCCACTGGCGCGTTAGGAACAGTGACGGCCAGCCTTCCTGACAACACCGGGGTGATTGCTGAAATCAATCTTGCGCAGACGTTCAGCGCAACCCAAACTTTAGCCGATGGCAATTCATGGGGTTCAACTGGTGTTTCTGGTCTGACGATGCTTGGCAATATCGCGATGGGCAGCAACAACATTACAGGCGGGGCTAATATCACTTCAAATGGAATAGCCGGATATCAACTCGCGTCAGGCTCATGTGCTATAGCATCAACGACTGTGTGTTTTACACCCGATAGAGCTGACGTTGCCGGTATCGGCACTAATGGAATCCCTGGGGATGTGAGCCTTGTTGCCGGAATCGCAAGTGCAACGGTGATTGTCTATGTATCCCCGACAAGCCTGTTTTGCCCCGGCTGTGCATCTGCCTCCGGCGCTGAGACTGGCTATCTGTGCTACGGGACAAGTAATGAAGTGTTTATTGATTCGACGTTGTGTATTACCAGTCTCAGGAAATTCAAGGATATCGACGGTCCAATAACCGGCAATGATGCGCTCACAGATGTCATGGCACTGCATCCGGTATGGGGAAAATGGAACCAGAAAATGCATCCCACGCCCGATACGCACGAACAGCCATTCTTGATAGCCGAAGATACGCAGGCTGTCGATCCGCGCCTTGCAAGTTATCTTCCCGATGGCACACTGCACGGAGTGCGTTATGAAGAGATGACGGCGGTTCTTGTAGCGGCTGTCCAAGCACAACAGCGCGAAATCGAAGGGCTGAAGCGTTAAACCTTATCTCACGGAGGAACCTAATGAGATTATCACTTATATTTATGGCTTGCTTGCTTTCTACATCAGCTTACGCAGGGACTAACATCCCTGTGCCCAAACCAAAACCGGCAACAGCTTTGCAAGTGGTGAGCCCACAGGATGCACGGGAGCTGTATCAGTTGCTTCAGGCGGGGACATTCACTCTGACAGGCGCG